CACCTCGATGCGACCATTGGGTTTGAGGCATGTTATAGGAGGCTGTTCCACGCCGATACCGAAATAGCGTCGGACGAACTCAAACAGCGGCTTCCAATCGATGCGGTTGAAAAATTCAGTCAGTTTCTCGCCATCGCGGAGCTGGCGGGTTTCGGTTACCATATGCATTTGTCATTACTCCTTTTTTTGTTGGTATGTATTTTCGAGAGCCTTCTCATCCAAAGCAAAATACTTATGCGTAAACCAAAAATCTGTTGGTGAGAGCTCTGTATCCGGGAACAGAGAATTGCCAACTACGACAACTCCTGGAACGCCAATACAGCACATTTGAATGTAGCACATCTTGCAGACCAGAGGGTCAATGTCTTGTGCCACAAACAGAACATACTTGTCCCAGTCCGGGTCAGTGGATTCCAACTGCTCGCGCATCACATTGTACCCCGCCAGAAGCAGGCATCCGGCACCACAGCACGGGTCGTTCACCCGCAGGATACGGGACTTGTCCAGAACAAGAGAATCCGGCATGTTTATGCGTGCCATCATCTGTCCGACATTGTACGGCGTGAAAAACTGCCCTGCTTGGCTTTTGCTTAATCCGAGATTATGGTAAACGGTGCCAAGAAAATCCTGCTCAGGGTTTTCCAAGAGCGCGGTCATTGTGATGGCGGTAAGCACTGCAAACTGCTGTACGGTCTTCTCATCGTATTTCTGGACGATGGCATGGTACTGTTCCTCTCTTGCATCCCTGCACCGCAAATCACAGGTGTTCGCAAGTGCAATGGCATGCATGTCGATGTAGTCATACCAGAGTTCGCTGCGACCGTATCGGGCGCTCATCTCGTTGAACACTTTGGTGAACTCTATGACCGGCGAAACCGGTGCTTTTTGGCTGCTCATAAAAACTCCTTTCGTCGTAAAACAACAAGCGGGCCTCCCGGAATTTGGGAAGTCCGCCTGTTTGCAGATTGTGAATTGTACGAACACGAATTGTGCTTTAGATAGTATCTATCGTACAGTTACTGTTTTATGCGGTTCGCACACTGGGGCAAGTACCAGCTATTGGATTTTGGCTTTCAGCCATTGCAGATACCGGTATCGCTCGGCTTCGTTCTGAATTCCCTGCAAAGCAAAAGCTACGAACGGCACATCCGTGCAATGATTGTACAGCCACGATTCGAGGGCGAGTGCCTCAAAAATATCATTGTAGCAAGTATTGCGCCGATAATATTCGAGGTTTTCATCTTCGATTTCGTAGTCGAACTTTGCGCGGATTTCTTCCGCCGTATAGTTTTCGGCTTTTGCGGCGGCGTTCGCAAAGAACGGGATATTGCCTTCCTTCCATTCGAAAAACGGATAATCCTGGTCGCAGGAGTTTTGAAAATATACGCTCAGCGGCCATTTCTCGCTTGCGCTTTCTGGCGGCATCATGATGATACCGAGCAGCTTGTGCTCTTCCCAATACAGAAAACGGAAGGTAAACAATGCCTCAAGCCAATACCGGTCAGCGGTATCCGCAAGTACATCGGCTCTGCGGTTTTTGCTCTCCTCATCCGCAATGTATCCGGTACGAACCGAGGGAATATAATACCGATTATCCCTGATGGCTTTCCTGATATTCTTTTCGGTCATTTGCGATTGCGTGTATTCCAGCGCAATCGTCATGGCTTCCTGCAAACTGTTCGCCTGCGCAAAGCCCATGTCAAAACCGTAACTCATGGTATGGCACTCCTTTTTATTTGAATGGTTTCAGGTTTGTGGTATAGGCGTCAGATGCCTAGGCGCTGAGCGGCAGTCTCGATATCGCAGAATCACAGAAGCTCCTGACCATATCGAAAACCGTCAAACCCATCGCTGTACGAATAGTCGATACGACCTTTGCTGTCGCGTTTGACCAGCTTCTTAAAGACCAATTTTCTTCATAAAAGGGATAGCTTTTTTCATACGTTCGCAAATCCACTTTTCGTTTTCTTTCTTCCCGTTTTTTGCAATATATTTCTGCATTGCATCCGAAGTCTGAGGGCCGAAACCGATAGCATCCAAAATCACTTGTGCGCCATCACACTTCATTGCCTTCAAAGTATCGGGTTCGATTTCCCTTGCTCCGCCAAAAGGCTGCATCATTTTCAATCTGCAAAACGGTAGACATCCATTTGGAGCATCTTTAATGTTCCAAATTTCATACCCTAGAGGTGGTTCTGTCACAATGGTGTATTCATTGTTATGATATTTCACTTTTCAAATTCTCCTTTGTTTTTGTAGGTGTTTAGTTTGAAAACTTTTTCTTCAAATCCTGCGTACCGTACAAATTGTCACGGCTCATCGTATTTATATGCAGTCCTCACTTAACTGTCACAACATTGACACGATATGTCTTGCCGGTGGTCTCATCATCCAACTCCCAATAACCAATGAAGGTTTCGTAGGTTTCGGAGATAGCGACCTGCACACCGGTATTGTCGTACAGGATAGCCTCGGCCCATGAAGTATCCTCATCGCCACAGCAACGGATATCCATCGAATACCCGTCAGAAAATTTTGCAGTCTCGCTCAGTGAAGAGCCAAAACCTTGGACTTCCTCGCCGCAAAGATACTTTTCGAGTTTCTTGGAGGACGATTTGCTGATGTACAGAGTTTCTTCCAAGATGATTTGTTCGGGAAGTACATCGACAAGAACATGGTATTCGGCACCGTTGTAGGGAAGAATCCAATGGTTGCAGAATGCCTTGGTGTTCTTTGTCTTGTATACCGTCTTACCGTTCATGGCAAGCGTTACCATACCAGAAACACCATCTTTGCTGTTTCCTTCCCAAAGGACGGAAACAATGGTGTTGTCTGCGGCAAATACGACATCACTGATTCGATACTCGTCGTTGATGCTGTCAGGGTCGTTGAGATGGCGGATAAGAGCATCGTATACCGATTTCTCCATCTGGATGTGGTTTACAAAGATGCGTTCAAAGCACTTGCTTCTCTCGTACATGCGTGCCACATACAGAACAGTCTCGACCAAATCCTCGACAGTTCCGGCTGTCATGGAATCCAGCGTACGGCGGGCCCACAGGTCAACGCCATCCTCAATAATGCTGCACTCACAAACTCTGTGAAGGCTGGGATAGGTTACGCTGATAAGCTGCATACGAAGGGCGGGTTTGTTGCCTTTTGGATAAATGTCATTGATGGGAAAATTGAGGGGGTCAAGGCTGACACTTTCAGGGACCTCACCAAACCCCGACCAACGACCGGGATTCCGTTCTGCCATGAATTCACGGGCGAAACGCTCCGCAGTCTCCTTCGTCAAACCATGCCATTCTTTGACATCGCGGCTTTTCTCGATGGAAGAAACCGCATCGCTGACGGCAGTGAGGAAATTGCTCTGGTTCTCTTCCTGATTCCGTCTGGTTTCGTCCACGAGCTGCTCAAAGAGGGCTGCATCGCGCAGATACTTGGCAGCAACGGGAGCCGATACTTCGGCAGAATCCGGAATAGTCACCGCAGTGTTGAGGTATTCTCTGATATCCTTTTCATCCTGCAACCTCTCGCAGAACTCCGAAAGCGCATCGAGCTCATCCAGAGAAAACTCAATTTTCGCGCTCGGCTGCTTCGCGGTTTTGGTGATAATGATGCCTGTGTTGATTTTTTGAATTTTCATGATTTTTTAATACACTCCTTTTTTTGAACGCAAAAAGGCGGGCCTCCCAGAATTAGGAAGCCCGCCTTAAAGCAGAATTGTAAATTGTACGAACGCAAATAGCGTCCCTGTGGATAGTATCTATCGTACGAATACTATTCTACGCCGTTCGCACAAAAGGTCAAGAAAAGTTTGTGCAAAAAGCGTTAATGGTTCTTGAGTTTGAAAGCGGGGCAAATGCCAAAAGAGTAAGAAGCGCAGCTGGCGGACGCATAACCGTCGTCGTAGACACTGGAGAAGCCAGTAGCGGATTCTCTGACCTTGTTCATCAGCCAGTACCACTGTAAGTTCTCATCCTTGCTGCAATCGAACGCCATACGGTTTCTACGTTTCTTCATAGGCTTCCACTGCTTCACATACGGGCTTTCATACTCACCGTAGTAGTTCTCTCCGAAAATCTCTTTCTCAGTCGGCAGACGGAGCAGGTCACCGTTGTCAAACGGAGTCATCATAGCCTTGAGTTCTGCCGGGAAGAGATTCAGAATCTCACCATTCAGCTTTTTACGAAGGTCACTCTCTTCGTAACCTCCTTCATTGGTACTGGTGCTGTTCATCGGGTGCTCGCTAGGCAGGCAATCAACCAGACAGAAAACCATGCCGTCCTCTTCTTGCTGCACTGCCATAGCCTGTACCTTTACACCATCTGCAAGTTTGACCTCGATGACGTCTCCGACCTTAAAAGTATCAACGTCAGACTCAATCATTCCTTTTACTTTCATCTTGTTTTCCTCCATTTTTGCGGTCTTAGACAGCAGCCATCAGATTCTTGCAGACGCTTTCCCAGCAAGAAGGGTCCGCGCTGAACGCATCCAGATGTTGCCGGGCCTGAACCAGATATGCCACAAAAGGTTCGGCAAACTCCTTGGCGAACGAATCCCAGATTCCAGACTGTTCCAGAGCCTTGGCAAACCGTTCTTCCCATCCGGTGGGGTTTGCAAGGTAATCAATGATAACAGAATCGTCGAATTTCTCCTGAAGTTTCAACATCACGTCGAGCGAAGTGGTGTCGTTGCTCCGGTCATACACATACTGCTTCACGGCGCTGTCGTGTGTCAGGGACTGAAACTTCTTGTTCTTCATCACCTCAGCAGATGGGGTGTAGGTCTTCTCGATGTATGCGAGAAACTTTTCTCTCATTTCAGCCGTGACCCAGTTAGAATTAGCCTGCCTATAATCGTCAAAGAGCAGAGCAAACTCAACAGTCTTGCAGTAGGTCTCTTTGTGGTCAACGATGAGCGCCATGAACTCGAGACCATTCTTAATGCTGAAATGGTTTACGCCCATAGCCAGAGGGAAAGAGAAGGAACTCTGCGCGTAGAGGGCTTCGACATAATGTTCTCCCTTAGCCAAGGGAACGCGTACAAAGCGCCAGAAAGTAGTGTTTCCGAAAGTGTTGGTGACAACACCTTCCAGAATGGTATCCGAGTCATTTGCGATATAGGAATCGAAGATTTCCTTTGTGATTGTTTTGCAGTACATATAAACCTCCTATGGTTTAGAGGGTATTTTTCTTCAGAACGACGTAATGAAAGCCGATAAGCTGCTTTGGCACATCAACGGAGGACTCGTCGTCCGGGTCGTAATAACCCGTCTCGACTGAAAGCCCCATAGCTTCCATGCCGCTCGCAACCACCTCAAGCTCCTGTTTGTTGTGGGAAACGATAGTGTTTTCCACGAACTCCACAGTGTTTTCAGATTTGGATGCAAGGCGCTTGCCGTAAACGATATAATCGAAATTTTGAAGAAAAATTCCGGAAGAAAGGTCACTGAGTTGCTTTTCGGTGATGGCTTTCTGACGATTCAGATAATCGTCATTCATGGATTTAACGCATGTTACATCTTCATCGACCCAAAGGATGCGTTTCGATTCATCCCCGTCAGCACGAATACCGTCAGCAATGATGGCAAGAGGCTGGTCAGTTTCCATATCATCATCACCGGCGTAAAGATGACCCATTACGATGTCGTTGGTATCGTTCGGCAGCTCGAGGCGAAACCAAGAACCGTGTCGATGGCTTTTAACGTTATCGGTCGTAAGCCAAATGCCGGGATAGGACTCTTTGGTTTCTTCACCAAGAGAAAATTCCGCATTGGCACTGTCTGCGCCAAGAACTGTTGATACGGTAAGAGAAATAGGCGGCTTCTCGTCTTTCGGCCAGAACACCTCGATAACTTTCTCGATAGGGACGACGACAGATACGGGTTTTCCGCTGAAATTAGAAGAAAGTTTCAGTTCCATGTTAATGTACTCCTTGTTATAATTGGTTGTTTTTAGATATCGACGTAGTAGTATCCCGTCAGAGAATCTACCTCACCGCTGCGTTTGTCTTCCTCAGGGTCGAAATATCCGGTAACGGCATCGAAACCCATTGAATCCAACATATCCGCAATGCGATTTACAGTAGTTTCGTCCTTTGAGACAATCATGGATTTGTCATACTTTACATAGCCGTGCGTGGCTTCCTCCAAGCGTGTTCCGAAATCAGCGTAGCTGAACGGCTGGTCAAACTGTTTCTCAGTGGCGGCAAACAGCTTATACTTGTTTTCACCCTCGGACTCTTCACAGAAATCCTGAACGCTGACGGTTCTTTTGTTCGCGAAAACGATTCGCGGAGAATCGTCATCAGCTGCCCGATAGCCGTCCACAATGCGAAGCAGCCAATCATCGCTTTCCGTTTCGTTGTTACCGGAATACAGGTATCCGGTCACGAATGGATTCAGCGTGTTCGGAGCTTCAAGAGAACACCAGAGTGCCTCTGTGTCAAACTTTTCGTTTCGACTTTCAAGGTCAACACTCAGGTAGTTCTCCTCCTTCTCATCGCAAATCGTCATGGCGGCAAGGATGGTCTCATCTTTAACCGTAGCAGACATCTCGATGCGGTTGGGTTTGCTGTTTTCGTCAGACCAGTATTTCTGAATTAGGTCTTCGATGGGGATGACAACCTTTTCGCCATTATTGCCTTTTAACGTGATGTCCATAATTCATTCTCCTTGTTATTTTTCGATGTAGTCGCAGATGTAGTTCAGTATACCGTTCTTTTCAAGGTCGTCGCCGATAAAGCCACTGCAGGAATCAACGACATTGCCGTCTTCGTCCGTGATGCAGTATTGCCAGCAATTTCCTGCCAGATAGTCACTGTATGCTTCGAGTTCGTTACGGATGCAGTCCTCGGCGCGGTGCATGGCTTCACAGCGGGATACGGGAGTATCGGAAATTCTCTGCTTCATGAAGTCGTTGATGTTAGCGACCGCAAAGCCGATGCAGGTAGAATCCCAAATGTCAGAGAATGGAACCGTGCAGAGTGCAATGCCACTATGCTCATAGATATAAATGGGCAGAATGGCATACTCGCCTGTTTTCGCAAGCGTCCGCTTTGTTTCGTTCAGGTAGTAGGCGCTGTCGATGATATCGCCTATCTTGCGGCGAGGACTTTTGAGACAGTAAAAAGTGGCTGCATTGCAGTCATTTTCGCGTGGGTTTTCGATGTCCGTGTCACGGCTTATTTCGAGGCATAGGTCGTCTTTGAGGGTGATTTCTCGGTAATCGTAAACGGTCATTTGAAACCTTCCTTTCTGATAAATGCAAAAAGGCGGACCTCCCAAAAATCGGGAAGTCCGCCTTAAAGCAGAATTGTGAATTGTACGAACGCAGGATGCGCCTTGGTAGAATGGTATCTATCGTACAATAACTATTCTATGCCATTCGCACAGTATAGCAAACAAAAAATGCCGCTCATCCGAAGATGAACGGCAAAAATGTTATTGGGCTTGATTCAGAAGTTGACTGAGCCAAGTTGGTCGATATGTTCCAATAGGAAGAAGCTGCCCGTTGCGATATTCTGCAACAAGTACAAATCCATTGTCATTATCGAAAAACTTGGTTTCATCGCAGTATGGCAAAATTTTGAGGACATCCTCAAAACGGTGAGAAAAGCGGGCGTTAACATCCTTAGTGGGAATATCATGCCCCCCACGCTCTACACGGTTCCGAATTCGTCGAATACTTTCTTCGGCGGTATCAAGACCGACATAGTACAGACGAATATAATATCCAGCTTCTTTTGCACGTTTGCAAAGCCGCTTGGGATATCCACCGGAAAGCGTCGTCTCTTGTGTGAAATTCACACCGTCCATTAAGGCACGCTCGATACGCTCAACAGCGAGTTTGCCGCCTTCGTATTCGTCACCGCCACACTGAATGGTTAGTTTGTCGGGGTCAATCATAATACCCAAATCGCTGCGAACAACGCACAAGACACCAGCTAGGCTTGATTTCCCAACGCCGTGAACGCCGCCAATAAAAGTGCATTTTTTCATAGCATCATCTCTTTTTTGCTATTCATTATATCACATTTTGCGACAAGCGACAAATGTCTTGACTTTCGGATAAACAGCCGTTGAAAGCATACTCCGTAATTCCCCACTTGTAGAAGTTTGGATATTTCGCATAAAGAACAAACCCGCTTTTCTCAAGCAGAGGCTTGAATTCATCGATATGATATGACGAAACGGTGATGAGCGGCTTTGTACATTGCAGTTCCCTAAAAGCAAGGGTTAAGAGCATTGATGCAATGCCTTGATGGCGATGGTTTTCAGCAACTCTCAACGTGCAAATCTTCTTTTCGTCGGCATTTTTTTGAATCAAAACCGCGACTATCGCTTCATTGTCAGTGACGGCGTAAATCAGTCTTTCCCCATTTGCTAAGCCAGGGACAACGGTATCGTGATACCACTGCCGAAAATTGCTGTATTCACTGCACAAGTCGCTCAGAAAAAGATACACAGCTTCAACATCTTTTTTGCTGTAGCACATTTTCGTGATGGAATACATAGGTGCCATCCCTTTCTTTGATTTCCACTATTCATGGTATGTAATTCGCACGTTTTAGCAACAAAAAGCTGCCCACCCGAAGGTGAACAGCCTAAAGTGTTTATTCAAATGTACTTAGGATTTTCTATCCAGTAAGTGTCCGTCATCCGGCTTATTGAGCCAGTCACACCAGCTCATGTTGTTGGAAGGAAAGTCTTTTGCACCGCTGTGAACATCGTTCAGAAAGACGGCAAGATGAAACTTATCGAGTTTCCGAATCGCATCAAGGCGGGTTTCGGTCGCAGAATTCTCATCTGAAACGTCAGCCCCAACCTTTTTCCAAATTGCCCTTTCGGCTCCTTCAAAAGTTGAAAAGCGTTCGCGCTCCATCGAGAGTTCTTCGGTCTCAAACTGCGCCTCAGCAATCAATGCCCAGCGTTCGCTTTCACAGTTGGCAGAGTCCAGCAAACCGGAATATGCCTCCAGCAGCTGGTCGTAGTCATCCGGGTCAAGCTCGGTCGGGTCTACTTCACCGTGTACGACAAAATAGGTGCCATTTGGAGCTTCGAAAGTGTCGTATAGCTCGTATCGGGTTCCGCCAACCTGACGTCGCCACTGGCATGTATCAGGGTCGGTGCAAACCCAAGTCTTGGCTTCCAGCTCTGCCTGTTTCAGGTCGTCCGCCAAATCAGAGAGAGCTGCGGAGACCTTTTTGTTTTTCTCCAGGGTCTCAGTAAGACCGATGGTGTTCCCTGCTGCCGCTGCAGCATTGTACTTGAATATGGCAAAACGGTCGCTGCTGTACTTTTCAGCCATAGCCGATACTTCCTCAGGAAGATGATTTTGAAAAAGACGAAGGGTATCTTTCGGGACAGAATCGGCTGGGTACTCGAGGGTTACGCCGTCACCACGGGCATCGTGTTTCAGCTCAAAATTGTGCTTTTTGCAGATTTCGTCATACTGAATGCAATACATAATTATTTCTCCTTCAGTTTATTGCATTTGTTTTTTGATGATACTCCAAATACGGTCTGCGATGTTTTCGGCGGTATCGAATCGAGTGACAGATTCACCTTTCCAGGTTCCGCCGTTGCCGTTGATACCGTTGCGGAGCTTAATGCAGCTGCCGCGATTGGCTTTCCACTCATGAAGATTCACCGAGTAGTCGTCAAGCAACACAAAAGAGTTGTCGATGCACGGTGTCTTCAAGCGGTTTGCTGCGGCTCTGGCTTTGCTGCTGCCGCACGCAACGAAGATGCGGCGCTCGGAATCAATTTCCGGAAGATAAGCGTCGAGCCAGGCGTTCTTTTCATGAACTGCATATGGGTTTTCCGGCATATAGGCGGAAAGTGTATACACATCAAGTTCCGGCTTCGTGGTACAAAGAATCTTCACAGCATCCAAAACCGTTTGATAGGGCGGCAAATCTCTGAAATAGCCCGGCTGAAGCAGGTCCTCAAAGCAGGTAGCCTGCTTCCAGACAGCGAGGGTGCCGTCCATGTCAATGAATAAACGTGTATTCATATTATTTGTGGTACTCATGATTTTTTCTCCTTGTTGTGATAGTTTTAGGATTTGGAAGTCAAATCCTTGCAAATTGGCAGACTTCCAACTCATTCTTTTTGTAGCCGACATAGTACAGCTCAGTGAGCAACGGCAGGTATTCTTCCTTCGATGCAAGCTTTCCTGCTTTCAGATAGCCATAAGATGTGGTTACAAACTGGCCATCGTGAACATAGCAATCCAACAAAGCGTCGTTCAAAAGGTGCGAAGGGGTTGTTTTCTTTATGCGTTTCACTTCATCGAGAAAAACACAAACAACTTCCGGCCCTTCCTCGGGATAGTTTTCCTGCCAACAATTCAGGAACTTGACTTTGATTTTCATTTTTACACTCCATTTTTTGTAGTTGAGCAAATAAAAAGGCAGGCCCACCGAGATGGTGAGTCTGCCTTTTGCTTGCAGAACTGTGAATTGTACGAACGCAAAAAAAACGCGCCAAGTAGATGGTATCTATCGTACAACTTTTATTTTAGGCGAATCGCATATTTTGGCAATAAAAAAGAGCCCCGCATTTCTGCAGGACCTGGTGAAGCAAATCAAGTGTCGGCACAATTTGTTCTGACGGCTATCATTATTTTCTGTTTCCCTCAAAGTAAGGATTCTCCCAAAGAACTTTGCGACCGCTTTCAATGCGAGAGACAGTCTTCATGGGAATATCAGACCAGTATTTACTGTAGTCAGCGCAGTTTTCCGCAAGAAATTCTTTCACCTCATCGCTGAGCTTGCGCGGTGCAATAGCCCATGCAGAAATGACCTTATTCTTAATCATTTCAAAAGTAATCAGGTTGGAAACAGGATATTGCACCTGCATTTCTTTTCCATTGGCTTCAATAAAGAGCCGAATGTTTTTTACTTTTGCAGTCGCAGCAAACAAACTACGGCACTCACTTTCCCAACAATGTGGCTTGGACTGGAACTCCAGCATCCTTGATTGGGTAAGACGTTGGACGGCAACGAATTTTTTCCCGATGCTTTCGCTGAAAGGTGTGCCATCGCGAGAAGTGAGATTCTTATCGAGGACATTGACTACCCTTTCCGCCCATCCGGTAGGATTAGCAAAGAACTCGATGGTCGCGGTGTCATCAATGTGCTCAAGAAATTTACGAAGGCTTTCTTCAAATGCGGTGTCTTTCTTTTGCAGGACATACTGTTTGATAGCGTTTTCATAAGCCTCGTTCTGCAATTCGGGCGTGTTCAGATAGTCAGGGTCGAGAATTGTTTTCTGCTCCAGATAATCCCACAGCGCTTTCGTCATCTCACCCATTGCGGAATGGGGACCAGTGTAAGCAGAGGTGACATCAAACAATCGCAGGAACTCATAGCTTTCAGCATAGGTCTTTTCGTGGTCCACAACATAAGCCATAAACTCAAGGTTATGCTGTTCATAAAAATGGTTTTTGCTCATGCTGGTGGGATAGTTACTGCACATTTGCCCAAAGATGGCGTCAACATGATGCTCACCGCCATCGGAAAGGGGGACGCGTACAAAACGGTAGAAATTCGAGTTGTGGTGCTTATCCAGAACGTTACCGTCCAGAACGGAAATAGCAGGATTAGAAAGAAAAGAACGGAACGCTTTTTCATCAATAGTTTCGAGATACATAGTTTTACTCTCCTTATTTGTTATTTTTGGTTAGGTAGGGAAATTTATGGTATCAGTTCAAGCGTCGTACTCATCGAGCTGCTTTTCGGTGGCAGCGCCTTGGCGTTTCAGATAGTTGTCGGTTAGAGGTTCAACGTGAGTCAACGACCCATCCACCCAAAGCACGCGCTTCGACTCGTCGTCCTCATTGCGAACGCCATCAGCGATAACAGCTAGAGGTTGGTCCGTCTCTGTTTCATCATCGCCAGCGTACAGATAGCCTTTTACCATGTCGTTGGTTTCGTTCGGCAGCTCCAAACAGAACCAGAAACCTGCACGACCGGTATTGCTGTTTTTGCTGGTGAGCCAGATACCGGGATAAGAATCCTTCGTTTCCTGGCCGAGCATAAAGTTAGCACTGATGCCGTCTGCGTCAAGCTCAGTGGAAACAGAGAGAGCAGAAGGTTTGGTGGCGTAGGGCCAGAAAGCCTCGATAACCTTCTCAATCGGGATAGTAATTGGCACGGATTTGCCATCGATTTGGCCTGTGATTGTCAGTTTCATAAAAATACACTCCTTTTTGCTGTTATAACGCAAAAAAAAGCGGACCTCCCAATGTGGGAAGTCCGCTCTTCATGCGAAATTGTGAATTGTACGAAAGGCAAAACGCCCTTTCGATTGCTGGTATCTATCGTACAATTTCTATGATATGCTGTTCGCAAGGCACGTCAAGTTTCATTCGTCAGCAATACCTATATAAAGATGGTAGGTAGCGTTTGCTGTCTGGCAAACCCAGTGATTGTAAAACGAATTGCTAGGCTCAGATGTGACGATATCTTCATCCTCACGATAAATAGCAGCTTCACACCAGGAAGGCCCGTTGTGACGTGGGATGCAGCGGACATCCATGTGCATGCTATCGGCAAAGATAACGGACTCAAACTCGATTTCATCCTGCTCTTTGCCGTCATCGGTATACTTTTTAATTTCGTTCATCCGCTGTTGACTGATGGTAAGATACTTGACAAAAACCTTGCGGAAATTTGTGAGGTTTTCGTATGTCATGCACACTCGCATGATGGCGCTTGTCAAGGCATCGACAGAACTAGGGTCGTTGCAAATCGCAGTCTTGTCGAAACAGCCAATGCCGTGCCCTGTCCAGAATCCGCCTTCATACAGGTGAACAGAAGCCGCATAGCAAAGACAACCATCAGGTTTGCAAAGCTGAATTTCGAGTGTGCAGCCATCGTATGTTTCATCGATTTTGCGCTTGTACACATCGAAACTGATGTTGTCAGGCACTTCCCCGCTACCGTCCCAATGATAGGGATTGCAGCGAATAAGAAAGAGTTCTGCGATTCCTTTTGCATAAATTTTCGTCATACCGACATTTTGCTTGAACATAGGAATCATAATCCTTCTCCCTTCTCTTCGTTTAGCAGTTCGCGTGCATGGTCGAGAACTTCCTTTGCAACAGGCTTACCGCCTTCGTTCAGAGCGAGGAAAACTTCCAGAACTTCCGCACAGGTCGCATTCTGGTCAATCTCAGCAACGCCAATGGAGGCATCCATAAACCAGTTCTTGTCCTGTGCGGAAAGGTCGTTGTAAAACACGCCTTTGTACGGGAATCGGTTCTCGTAAAAAGCAAGCAGGGTCAACATACGCTGCTTGCCATCAACGATTTCATAGTAGTTGCCATCGTTGCTTGTGCGAGTGAATGGCAGCTGCTTAAAGACGAAACGACCAATCTCGCGACCCATAAAGATGCTGTCCAACAGCTTTTCCCTGTCCTCATCATCCCAAACAGAACCACGCTGATAATCAGGGTTGAAATCAACGCCGAACAGGTATTGGAAGCTGAGTAAAGAATACATACTGCGGTTTGAGTAGTGCAGGCGGGATAGCGCAGAATTGCGCTTGGCGAAATGCGTATCTTTGTCATCATCCAGCGGGCGAACGTTTGTCCAAGCCCAGCAGGAATAGTTATCGCTGTTTGCACCACTGCGGATAAGATACATGTACCCGCCTTCCAGAGCCTCGTCAACAACGCAGTTTAGAAGGTGACCAACCTGTACTTTGTCGCCGACCGTGAAGCGATAAGAGGGTTTCCCTGCACGCTTGGCAGTTTCACAGGCTCTCTCGTAGGAAAGACCTTCGAGCGCAGCTTGTTTCAGGTTGATTTTTGTGATTTCTTTTCTTGCACTTTTCTTAGCCATTGCGATTCTCCTTAACCAATCCGATGGACTCCGAACAAAACAGCAGGAAGAAGCTGTTCATACGGGGTGTATTGGGCAAAATCGTAGATTTGAGCCTCATCGCTGATGATGTATCCGCCAGGGCAGGATTCGCCATCTTCATTGGAACCGCCGTTGTCATCAAGGCCACGGCTTTTGAGCTCGTTGAGGTAATCCTCACGCATAGCATCGTATGCTTCTTCCGGGGTAGAATATTGCTTTGGATTTACTTTTGTGTAAAGATGGCCCTCGTCATCGGTAAAAGTTTTTGTGATGATAAACATAATTTACACTCCTTTTTTTGTAAGTACGCAAAAAGGCGGACCTCCAGATATTGGAAGTCCGCCTTCAAGCGAAATGTGAATTGTACGAAAGGCAAAGCACCTTTTCGATTGCTGGTATCTATCGTACAATTCTAATTGTATGAGTCTCGCACGAATGTGCAATGGTCTTTAGCCAAGCATCGTCACATCACCATCAACGTACCAGATGTACTGCTTCCAGTTAGAAGCGGTCGCACCAGGGATGAGTTTCAGCGCAGAAGCTGGAGGCACGCGACTCGGCTCAAATGACATCTCGTAATGCTTTTCCAGGCCGTATTTCCGCAGAACGATACTCGGCATTACTCTGCCAAGCTCGTACCACTTGCGAGGCGGGATACGGCTGCAATGTTCGCGGTGAATTTCAGTGTATTCCTGCTGGAATTTGTGAATGGCCCGAAGCAGCTGACACATCGGGCAGGTATTAAGGATGCCAGGGTCCTTGTGGCGGTATACTACAAGACGATATTTATCGTGTTCCTTGGTGGTCAGAACGACACCAAAATAGTTTTTTGCCATGATATCCTCCTCGTTTTAGTAGTTAGTACCATACTCCAGGGCGTAATCCGGACGCTGATATTCGACGACCGGCTTTTCCCAAGAGCAGATGGGTTCAGTATTGACGCTCGGAAAATGAGAGCTGATTCCGTTGGTGGCAAGCAAAGCTGCCGTGCAATCCGCAATCTGTGCAAGAAGCTCAGGATTCCATCCAAAGGTGTCATCTCCGGTCAGCTGCTTGCACAGGACTTGTGCCGCTCGAAGAATTTCAGTGTCTTTGGATTCCTGCTGAATAGGTTTCGGTGCAGCAATTGTGACATTTCGTGCAATGACGTTTTTGGGCAATGGCTCATCGACCCATTTTCCCTCGTAAATCTCACGGGCATAGAAACCGTCTTTGTCGAATTCGTCAAGGCGAACCCAATGGTCGGCTTCCCAGGTCCTTTGAGCGATTCCGTCTGGATTGATAGTAACCATCACACGTTCATCGTGTGCGTTGTTTCCCCAATGGGTTTCAGAGTCATTGCCAAACTCCTGAATGAGAAGTTTCCTTGCGAGTTCTCCATCGGTCAGTGCAGCCAATTCTTTGATTCGTTTTGTGTTCATATTTTTTCTCCTTTTTCTGTAAACAAAAAAGGCAGGCCCATCGTGGTGATGAGTCTGCCTAGTTGTATCAGTTTGTGAATTGTACGAGCGCTGAAATGCGCAGATGCTATCTATCGTACATTCACAATTTTACCAGCATCGCAAGCAGCGTCAAGCTGTAGCAGCGGCGTCAGCAGTTGCTTTTTTGGCTTCCGTGTATGCTTCGTAAGCCGCGTGATATTCACTCAGCTTAATCTGCGTAACGGTGTCTGGAACCTTGGTGCTGCGAGTTGCATATTCGCAGGAATAATATCCGTAGATATTTCCCTGCTCATCATCCCACAGCTCCGTAGTGATACGGCCGGAGCCATAGAAGTTGGCCCACCAGAACTGGTTGGCAAGGAATTTCTTGCCGTTCACGTTCTTACAGACCTCATCTTCCCACAGGCAGTTCATGGGCGAACGCTGTTTGAAGATGACAAAACCGTGAGGGTCACGGCGTTTCATGACCTGAGATTCGTATTTGGCGAGCAGCTCCGGCTTCAAATCAACAGTCAGTCGGTCATTTAAAACATACGAGAGCTTCTCATCAGGGAAATATTTGTCGAAGAACTGCTCTGCAATTTCAATGAAATGCGCTTTTTCCTCCTTTGTCGCGAAATAATTCTTGTAGAAAGTGGTGCCGGGATTTACCTTAAATGCCATTTCAACCATTGCCATTACTCCTTTTCCATTTGGATAGTCCAGCCGTTCACATCGGAATAAACCGCATAGAGCAGCGTTGCGAAATTGTAGCCTCCGTCATACAGCGTATAGCGAAGGGAGATGTTCAGCGCAAGAGTACGTTCCTTGACGATGCCATCGCAATCGAGATAGCTGAACGTCTTTGTCGGATTGGTAAGCCATGCTTCACGTTCTTCATTGAACTTATCTTCATCGTATTCCACGATTTCCTTGAAATACGAATCGAACGTGACGAGCTTGACTGACGAGAAGACATCAGCCATCATTCCGCACTTTTCAATCAGTTCATCAGGCCATTCGACCTTGATGATTGCTGCGCCGTTGTCTTTCAGCTCTTTGTGAGGGCTGAGCGAAACGTTATAGCGCTCACTGAGAAAGCCGAACAGCCAGGACCAATCGATAGTTTTCAGGAAACTGGCAGCTTCCTTGGCGTCCATGAAAATTTTGATTTCTTTACGTGCCATGATATATCTCCTCACTATATTATTCGGTGCCGAATTTAGCCCACGCCTCTTCGACACTCATGTGATAAACCGCCTTAAACTGTTCTTTGAAATACGCATTGAACAATTCCTGGTGGTGAGGGCTCATGATGATTTCGAGATTGAAGTCGGGGTCATCGGTGGAATTGTTGCAGTAGGAAATGTATGTACGAATGGTATCGTCCGGATGCCAGTCAATGTACATGTTAATCCAATCTGCATTTTCTTCTGAGTTCAAATCAAGGCCAAATGCTTTGTCTGCATCGAACCAGATAGGGACGTAGACGTTAATCCATCCGTCGTAGATGACTTCTTCATTGGCATCGAGCGTGAATCGTATCAGTTCAGCAAAGTTCTGTACGGTAATAGTTTCCTGCGTGCAGAGACCATGAACCATTTCGTTGTGAGTCATAAAATATGCTCCTTGTTATTTTTTGAAGGTGTCAAAGAATCGAATCATCTCGCGGTTCACACCGACTGCAGATTCAGTCTCAGGATAGAGCGCTGCAAAAGCATGGACCGTTTCTCTCTTGGAAACAAACCCGTAGTCGTGGTGAACGCGCTCGTCTTCGAGGCATTTCTTAAACCCAAAAGTCTGTTTCTTGAGAAAGTCCTTTTTCCCGGTGCAGATATAGCACGGGGGGATGAGTTTGGAATAGGTTTCAGGCTTGATGAACTCAGCATAACTGTGATTCTTCCAGCCCTTAGACATATAGTAGTTCTGAAGCAAACCTACCCGGCCCTTGTAGATGTAATACATACCGCTCTGCAGGCCCATCGCGTTGATGACGAGCTTCTTGGCTGCCTCGGGTACGTTCTCTTCCAGTTCGTCCTCTACCGGCTGCATCTTGACAGGATAGCGGAGAATAGAGCTTGCCATGCAGGCAAGGAATGCGCCAGCGCTGTCGGCAACTACAAAGACCTGATTCAAGTCACCAACGAAATCTTCAGCACGTTCAGCTACAGTAGCAAACGCATTGATGACATCAGTGATTTGGCCAAAGATGTTGGTTTCAGGGACCAGACGGTAATCCGGCACAAAGGTGAGATAGCCTTCCTTAGCGAGCCAGGTTGCCAGGTTCTGATTCTGTTCTTTCCGGCCAGCAATCAAGCCGCCGCCGTGGATATCGATGATAATCGGATGCTTTTCGGCATCGTTATCCGGGCGATAAACGTCCATGAAAAGATTCTGCTTGCCGCAAATACCAATCTCAGTGGCAGTTATGCCTTCATGAGGCATAACAGGCTGAGACTTGATAATTTCTTCTACATGGGTGCGTTCTTTCTTGGTGGCGGCATTGATGAAATTCATGATAAAAACTTCCTTTCAAATTGATAAAAAAATAGCGGCCGCCAATCTATAAAAAAAATGAGATTAGTGGCCGCTTGGGTGTTATTGGAATTCAAATGTGTATTGGGTTCCTCTTTCGGTTTTGACAAAAATTCTGCTTCCTGCAAAGCCAATAGCTTTTACTGTGCTGGTACGCAGGACGTCTTGTTGCTTTGGTGTTGTTGTTTTGAATACGAGTGGCTGCCCACTTGACAGCTCAAGAGTTCCGACCCGTCCAATGAGCGGAAGAACTCTTGCGTTGAGACTCGTGGTGCTGTGAAGCACACAACTGCTGTTAATCCGCATCATTGTCCTCCTGATATGAACTGGTCAGATATCCACATCCGGGTACTGATTCAACACATGATTGAACCTGTTATCCAGATGTTCATCGTTTTCGTCCCGCTCGGGATAATCAAACTTTCCTTCCTCTTCTGCTGCATCCCCCAAGCGTTCCATGAGTGCAATGACGCTTTCGAGCCAGGCGGAAGCCTTGCCAAACGTGTCATCCTCTTTTCTCTTGGCATAGAGCATGTCAGAAACTTCTTCGAGAGCCATTTTCTGCTGGTACAAAGTATTCCAGTTGATGTGCTCTACAGCGGAACGCAGGGGAGTTAAGTGTTCTGTTTCTGTTACAGTGTTCGTTACGGTCATTTTTCTTTCTCCTTGTAGTGTTTAGTTACGATAAACGTCAGCAAAGCACCGCAAAATTCCAACAAAAAAAGCAGACCTCCAAACGGATAGTCTGCTTCTCAGAATTGTGAAATTATAGCGTATGTGTGCTGTTATCTATCATACAATTTTTATTGTATGCGTTTCGCACGAATACGCAATAACTATTTTTTAAGAATTAGGAATCTGAATTTTCCGAGCTGTCGCTGTTATCATCGGAACTGGACTCAGCGTTTTCGTCCGCCGTGGAATTGTCACCAGATTCAGCGTCGGTGTTTTCTTCCGCGCTTGTATCCTGTTCGACAGTCGAATCACTGTTGACTGATGCGTATGTACCAGTCAAGATGACGGGAACTTCACCATAACCCAGATAACCACTAATCAGGCTGCCGGAATTTTCGACTAGGTACTTGGTTTCTGTCATGTTCGGGAACAAGTAGATATCCTGAATCGTAGTGCCCTTCACATTAGCGCTGTCAAAGGTATCGTTGCACGCCGCAACAACACTATACCCGTCATAGTTCCAAACCAGATAGAAGTTCTTGCCGCCAATTTCGACATCATAGTGCGCATCCCGGAAATCCTCGAAAGTACGGTACTGCTTGCTGGAATCGAAAGCGACAGAATCGTTGTTCGTCCAATAAAGCCCGGACGGATTGCCAAACAAACCATACAGGAAGTTGAACTGCTCTTTCGGTTCTCCGTCAGTTGGATAGCCGTCGAATTTGTCCGGAGTGACAGACGAATAATAGAGGCCGTCAAGGAACGCATCGCCGATATTGATGCCATCATCATTGGCTGCACGACCGTCCAGCATCAAGGTCAGTGAACCGCCGTTATATCCAATCGGATAATAGTCACAGCCGTCATCCTTGCTGGCAGTGTGAATGGAAAAATCACTGATTTCCTTTTCTACGCCTTCGCCTGTGGATTCTGCGTTGATTTCACCAATGACTGTATCACCGTTTTCAAGTTCGTTCAATTTCAGATATCCCTTTACAGGCAAATTCCGTACATCCTGTAATGCAACGTCCGTGATATCCAGTGTTTTGCCGGTATCAACGCTGCGCAGCGAATAGAACTTGCTGCCGTCATCGTAAGACAAAGGACTCTGCCCCATCGGAATACCGTCCGGCCAGGTAGTGTCAGGATTGTCCAGCGTGCCGGGCGTGAAATCCGGGAGATTCGACAACAAAGACCAGGCATTGATGGGTTCCGGGGTCGGTTCTGCTGTCGGTTCCGGTGTTGCTGTGACGGCAGCCTGTGCTGCTTCTGCGCTTGCTGCTGCGGCTGCCTGGTCTTTCCGTTCCTGAACCACAGCTGTGGCGCAGCCGGAAAGTGTCACGGCGAGTGCCATGGCAGCTGCGGTGATATTGATAATCTTTTTACTCATACGTGTTTTGCCTCCTTATGTTTGCGGTTTTGCGGCTATTGAAGATTTTTCGTGGTTTTATTACTTTTAATTCATACTACACAAACAATATGCCAGAATTTTTTGCAACAAATTTGCATTTACTCGCCGTTATTGAGTTTGCGTTAGAGTCTTTGTATGTTGTTGCTTTTCCGTCTTTAGAGCCAGCTATTCCTTGCATTATATGAACATGCTTTCCAACAAGAAATATGCTTCCTGGATAGTTACGGTTCATGTTTCTGTATGTTGGATGGTGCTCTTTAACTTTAAGCTTGCAAACATCATTCGGATGCTCTTTGCGAAATTCTTCTAGGCTGGCAGCTTCTTGTTCCGTTGCTTTATGCCGATTTATAGCAACCGCCTTATCATTGAGCGTGTACACGCGGTTCATATTTTCATTGTTTAACGCTCTTCTAGCATGGCGGCGAAACTGTTTCAGCTCATACGGCATATGATTGTTGATATTGCTATCACAAACATCACTCGGCAAAACAGAACAAGCAATGCAGTAAGCATCGAGCCAATGGTCTTTACTTACACCGTGCGTTGCACGATAGTCATGGGTGCTCTTTCCTGCTGTCACAAAAAAGTGCTTTGGAAATAGCACACTCAATTTATTCGTCAGTGCCGGAATGATTTGATTCAATACACTCAAAGCGCCGTACTTTTTGTTAAGTCCAACTTTTTCTTCGGCAAGTTTCTTTTGCCAGGCAGCATCTTTATGAACAAGGTTATGATGCTCCGCGCATAGACCAACGATATTGGCAATGGTGTTGCTGCCATTCTCGGATTGCGGCACTACATGGTGGTAATGGTCGATGGGTTTATCACAGAACAGGCAATGGTGTTCCTGCATTTCAGAAACAGCATTTTCAAGACTCCCTTTTTGGTAGAGTGGGCCTTGTTGGTACTGCCATTTCTGAATGTCAGGATTATCAAGCCGCATGAACGCAAATTTGTTTACTTCAAGCACAACATCACTGATAGGAAGAAACTTTTGAATTTTTCTCACCAAATTGATGTGTGTTTGGAGCAACTGATTCGCGGTAGGCGTAAGCCATCCTTCCGGTCTTGTGCGATTGGTGTACTTTGCTTCTTTGTTTTTAATACCAATGCAGAGTACATCTTTCTTATAACCCGGAAGGCGACGTTTGATGATGCCAATTTCTTTTGCACGTTTGCTAGGATTCTTACTTTGAGCAGTATCTTGCTTCACGCACTTCTTAGAAATGGTGCCATTTGCCTTAGCTCTCCGCTGACGGCGACAACGTCTGCCGTTTGTGCGTCTTGCACGGCGGGCTTTTTTACGGTCTTGCATCAATTTTGGAACCTCTTTGTTGCGAGTTTCCAGATGTGCCGTAAAGACTGCCGTTCCATTTGCTTTAACAACGGCAACGCCGATATTGGTTCTACCAGGGTCAATGCCTAAATATAGGGGCTGCACTACATCATTGGTTTCATACAGCAGTTGGATGGTAAACGGTTTTGCTCTTACGACTCGTGCTTTCTGCTCTTTAAGCAGGTGGCGCACATGTCCGCCGCGAGTTGTAGGCATCAAAGGTTTACCGTCTTTGTTAAGTACATAAACAGTGGACATATTCGCCACCTCCTTTACGATAAATCTCTCCTGCCGAAGCAGGAGGTTGTGTTTCCCTTGGCTAGATGACGCCTTCGCATGGTTGCAAGCTGGGAAAACCGTACAAGTGCAGCTCGTCATCTTGATGTACAAAAGTACATCCGCCTGTGATATTGAAGGAACTTAGTGGGATGGGGTCATTCCACTAAAATTCTTCAATACCCCTAATGCCGAGGAGTGAGAGACCCACCATGCCGATAAGCAAAGTGAGGAGTCCAAGTCCAAAAGCAAAGGCAATATATTGAATTACGTTGATGAGTTTAAGTCATTTTGCGACTGCAGCGCCTAAAACAATCAACAGGCCAAAGCAGCCGGTCAGATAAATGAGAAAGCCAAACTGTGCAGTTCTACTGAAAATCGATTCGAGTGTTTTCATGAGAAACTCCTTTCTACAAATTTCATGGTATGCAATTCGCAAGAACCTGCAATAGGAAAACAAAAAAAGCTGCCCAGCCGAAGCTGGACAGCTTGTGTGTTGTAGTATTTTAGCGTTTGTTGTCTCTCTCTTGTCTCCTGCGTTCGCGCTCCTCATACTCTTTTTTCTGATACTTGAGTCGTTCATTCAGCAGGAAGGAGTTTTCATCGCGAGTCATTTGCAGTTTTACCTCGTACCAGCAGCCGTAAAGAAAGGCTGCCAGAATGCAGAAGCCAACGATTTTGACTAAGAGGTTGAAAAGAACGTTCACAATAACCGGGAAAATATAGCCGATGGCTTTGGCAATAAGCAGGATGAGCCCACCGAAGACAACGATTTTTGCGATTGTCTGAACAACGGGCGGGAAATCGCCCAGGACTTTGGAAATGGTATCGTTAATTTTGGTGATGATATTAGTGTTTTTGCCACCGTTGTTATTATTTTCTGCCATGTCGGTTCCTCCTTTTTGTGCCAATTATAGCATATATCGGTACAAAACGCTACACACCACATGAGGAATCTTGATGTTTAAGCAATAGCTCAACAAAAAATGCCGCCACCCTTTCGGATGACGGCAAGTGATGTTATTTCTTCACGGGGATATTCTGGTCAAGAATAACATCGAAGTTGTAGTGCGGCATCTTAGATGCATCACCACCAGCAGCTTCGAGGGTCATGTAGAAGTCCTCGTCATTCATAGCCTGCACGAGAGTGTTCATCTCGTCGCAGGTATGTTTGAGCATAGGACCGCGCTTATTGCAGAACATCACAGCCGAAACAGGCTGAATGCCCTGTGCAACCATGCCATCCCAATGAGTCCGCAGCTCGGTTACAGACTTCAAAGTAGCAACGCCGCTCATGAAGTCATAAATCTTGCAGTGGGCCTCATCGATGTGTTCCAGAACGTCGATACGAGTCCGGTTTGCGTACAGAGGGAACTGGAGTTCAACTTCATTCCCGGTGTCTGCAACCAGCCGATTTGCAAAATCCTGCGCATATTTCTCAAGAGTGAGAGGCTCGCTTTCGAGAGGCTTCACGTTTTCGGCAATAGCGTCGAAAATTTTACGCCATCCCTTGTCGCTCAGGTCGATATCCGACTTGTTGGCGAGGGTATTCAAGAACCCACGCGGCAGACCGGAAATATCAACAGCAACAACGCCGGTGAAAGCGTTGAAGGCCGGGTGACGAGCCTTGTCCCAGATGGTATCAAACTGAGCGGTGGCGATAACACGCTCGCCGAGCTGGATATCCAAGCCCTGCGTAAGCATGTTGTTCTGGTAGAAATGCTTCAAGTCATAGCCACCAGTAACAACACCTTTGGTCGCATCCGTATCCAGCTGACCACACTCAACCTTGACAGGAATCTCGTACCCATCATAGTCAACAGTGAAGTTCTTTTCCTTCTGCTTCTCCTTATACGGCTGGAAAATAGGCTTAACGAGCACATCGCACGTCTTGCCATTCGCCATATGGAAATCAGGAATCAGGATACGGGCGGGAGCAACGCCGGTAGCGTCAGGTGCCAAGTAATTGCGGTACTTGACACCAAAGTGCTCAGCCAGGCAGGTACGCAGCACGTTCAGGCTGGTGACCCGGCTCTCAGCGCAGCTGCCGTTCTTGGTCAGCATGGTGCTGGCGGTAGCCTTGTCCATCTCCACATAGATGATGGTAGAAGGAGCGCCAAGAGCCTTAAACTGCTCACGCATAACGACATCTGCCATAGGAATCTCTTCCTGCTCGGACATCGTCATGGTCGTGGCGAACGGGCCGTCAACGCGGTGATAGCTGTCCTCTCCAGGCTGCTTGGAAGCGATGAACCAGGGATACTTGTTGCGGGTGGCAACCAAAATGAAATTATTCAGGCCAACGCCATGGATGCACAGCGGGCCCTCATTGCTGTGGCCGTTGCCAAACTGTAGGTTTTCCGGCAGCTTTTCCTTAGACATACCATTGCCCCAGTCGGCAATAACCACACCGATTAGGTTTTTGGCATGGCCTTTCACAATCGCGACCAAGATGTTAATGGCATCTTTGCAATTAGAGATGGCATTATCAACCGGTTCACAAGCGGCATCGCTCATGGGTAACTTCTGGCGCGAAATAGCGTCAAAGTAATGGTTGGTGATGCCGACGTTGAAAGTGACGTTGTTATTCTTCTTAGCCATAATATAACCCCGTAACGTGGGGCTGCCGTGCTGCTCTCGAATTTATCTCCACAGCAAGTAAGCCCCATATATGGGGATGTAATTATTCTTTTTTGTTGTCTGTTTTGCAGGAGCTATCGGCAATATCAGAAACTGCTTCTTTGATAGCCTCGAAAACATCGGTTGATTTCAGAAAGTTTTCTGCCAATCCTTTGATGTGGCTGTAGTTTTTGAAGACTTTCTTCACAATAAATGCGCCAACGATTGATACTACTGCCAAAAGCAGCAGAGCTTTCGCGGCCTCGGTCAGTTTCACTTGCTCCAGCAGGAGCGCGAGTATCACACCATCTTTGCTCAGCTAGGTCTTAATTAGACCGTGAACGAATGAACCATAGCTAACTGCATATTGCTTAGCTTTGGCTTCGTGGTTGCTAATGATGGTGTCTACTCGCTAAATTATGTTTCGAATCATGGTAATGTCCTCCTTAAAGGTTTGTAATTGTTATACGGTATATAAATACGCTCTTAACGCGGCGTTCGCGTGCAGGAACATTTATATAAACACATTGACGCTGTGTACGCGTGCTATGTTGATTAGCATAGCAATTCTATATAATCAGCCTTTTCTTCGGCTGTCAGAAGTCCACATTCCGTGGGATAAATCTATATAAAACGCAGAAAATCTGCGGGAATCCTCAAAAAGAAAAGGACAGAAACCCAATATGGGCATCTGTCCTTCTTCCAGGAGGTATATGAACTATGGCAAATCAATGATATCTCTGTTACATTATCTATTCTATGGGTATCGCACGTGCCGTCAACCCAAAATACCAAGTTTTTACGAAAATGATATATACGGCACATCGTACAATTTAGAAGACCGGATATTTAGTTTCCTGAAATGGTGCAGGCAAAAGACACCGTGCCGCTCCAATCACCGGAAGTAAGATTAGCTTTTACCGTATAGTTTGAGGTGATACTAGCCAAGGCATCGTCACGTTTCCACGTTGTTTTGGGTGTTTCCACTATTATCGGGAAATCGCAAAAAATGTCAAAAAGAAAAAGCCGTCCACCAAACGGTGAACGGCTTTCGTGACAATTTATACTGCGGCGAGAACTTCTTTCAAAGTCATTTTGTCAATGCCTGCAAATTCTACAGCGGCAGTAGCCCAAAAGAAATCGCTGGCGCGGCATTCGTCGTATATCGGGTCAAATTCGTTACATTCGGTTTTGATGTCGAAAAATTCTTCACGGGAGAATCGTTCACACGGAATCCCTGCATTCCTCTGTACGAAATCTTTAATTCCATCGGTCATAATGGAGCAGCCAATCTCAAGGGTGTCGTCCGAGAGGCTATCCCCATATGTGTTATATGATAGACCATAGTGAGATACATAGGTTGCGCGGCTTGCACCAGTATATTCGCTCTCGAGAAATTCACTAACAGTCTGCTCCAAAGATACCTTTCCATCTTCGTACAATTCACCAGAATAATCATACGGGCAATCATTGCTGCGCCATTCATAATGAGTGGGAATGGGGTTCAGCATTGCTGCCAAACTCTCCAAAAGCTGCTCTCTAATTACATCCTTCTGAGCAAGAAAAAGCGAATTCACATATTCTGCGATTTCATCTTCATTCTGCTTGATATAGTCGATACATTGTTGCATGCTTTCGGTAACAGGAGCTTCATGTGATTTCATTATTGATACCTTCTTTCTATTATTTTAGTGTACGCGATTCGCACATATTAGCAAAAGCCGCCCACCCGGTAAAGGGCAAGCGGCAAGAGGTTAAGATTTGATGTAAAGCGACGTACCCTTGAACGGATTCAAGAGACCGGGCTTGTACTTGGTGCGGACGTATTCTGCGATTTCAGCGTCCGGCATGGCGCTCAAGACATCAAGCCAACATTCAGCATTGATTGCCATGAGGCCACCCATGCCAAGAGCATTTTCACAGCGTTTGATGTCAGAGGCAAATGCGTCGTGAAAGTCACAGGACTCCGCAGCTTTTACGATGCGGTCGAAGTCATACATACCACAAGACCTCCTTACTGGCACATGGCCTTGAGGTCGTCCTCACTCAGAACGGGCACGCCCAGCGAATTTGCCTTATCCAGCTTGGAACCGGCAGCTTCACCGGCAACGAGATAGCTCGTCTTCTTGGAGACACTTCCGGAGACTTTGCCGCCATGCGCTTCGATATAAGTCTTGGCTTCATCGCGGCTCATGGAAGGCAGTGTACCGGTAATAACGAATGTCTTGCCAGCGAGCGGCGCAGACTCATCATTGGCACCTGCCGGAGCATGGTAGTCAAGATTGACACCGGCATCATGCAAGGTATTGACTTCCTGCGTAAATTCAGTGCTGGAAAGCATCGCATCGAGCGCAGCATAGATAGCATCAGAAAAGCCGGGAATGTTGTACTCCTTGATGGTATCTACATTGAGCGTGGACAGTGTCAGAAGGTTGCCGTTCGTAGCCTTGCATTGAGTAAACAGCGCACGAGCAACATGACCGCCGATGAGACGGTAGCCAAGGCCCTTGAGGACGCGGTCGGCATTCTGCTCCTTGGACTTTTCGATGGCAGCAAGAACCTTCTTGGCAATCTTCGCGCCATACATGTTGGTCAGTTCACCTTCCTCCTCATAGAGCCAGTACAGGTCAACGGGGTTCTCAATGAACCGGCTGTCAACCAAGTCCTGAATCATCTGAGGGCCAAGTCCCTTGATGTCCATGCAGGGCTTCGAGGCAAAGTGGATAACGCGATTCACAGTCTTTGCCGGGCAAGCGTCATTGGTGCAGTAGAGGTCCACAGAACCGTTGACCGGTGCGATAGGCGCACCGCAAACGGGGCAGACCTGCTTCGCCATGTCATAAGGCACAGCGTCTGTCGGGCGCTTTTCCAGCTCCACCATCGTGATTTTCGGGATGATGTCACCGGATTTGTGCAGGACAATCGTGTCACCGATATGGATATCCAAAGTCTTGATGAAGTTGGCGTTGTTGAGCGTTGCACGCTCCACACGGGTTCCGGCAAGCTGGATAGGGTCAAAGACCGCGACAGGAGTGATGCGGCCGGTACGACCCGTCTGCAGCTGGATGTTGCGCAAGACAGTTCCTTTTTCCTCTGCGGGATACTTGTATGCAATAGCCCATTTCGGGGTTTTGGTGCGCTCGCCCATCTTCTGGCGAATGCTCAGTTCATCGACTTTGATGACTGCGCCGTCAATCGGGTAATCGATATCATAGCGTTTTTCCTCAATGTCGTGAATGGCTGCCAAGATGCTATCAATGTCATTGCAATGAGCGTAATAGGTGGTCTTAAAACCGCAGATGTCACGCAGATAGTTCAGCTGGTCACAATGATACGGGCTGAACTGTGCTGCATCACCATTGTTGACGCTCTGAACATTGAAAACGAACACCTGCAGATTGCGTTCCCGTGCAATAGACGGGTCAGCCTGACGCAGAGAGCCAGCAGCGCAGTTGCGGGGATTCGCAAAGAGCTTCTTCCCCGCTTCCGCCTGCTTTGCATTGGCTGCTTCAAAGTCCTTTTCCGACATATAGCACTCGCCACGGAGTTCGATTTTGCCGATACCCTTGGGCAGCTCGATGCTGCGAGGCAGGCAAGTGAGGGCTGCGACATTGGCGGTCACATCCTCACCGACATGGCCGTCACCGCGCGTCGAAGCCTGGGTCAGATAGGCAAGACCATCGTCAGAACGTTCGTAGACAAGAGACAAGCTCAGACCGTCGATTTTGCGCTCCACAGAGAAGGTCACATCGGAGTATTCAGCTTTCACCGAATCCACAAAGCTGCGGACCTCATCATCGGAAAACACATCAAGCAGAGAAAGCATCGGTACACGGTGTTCAACCGGAATACCGAGAACACGCTTGCCGCCAACAACCTGTGTAGGGCTGTCAGCGGTCACGAACTCAGGATGTGCCGCTTCGATATCACGAATCTCGTGCATCACGGAATCGTATTCCTCATCCGTTACAACCGGAGCATCCTGCTCATAGTAGGCGGCACTCCATTCTTTGGCTTTGGTGCAGAGATTATTATAATGTTCCTTGATGGAAGAAATAGACATGTTGTTAGACATAACATTTTACCTCACATATGTATTGTTTTGTTTTTTTGTGAACCTCCCCACCTAAGCCTTACGGCTATAGACGGGGCGTGCGCTCTTCATGGTTCATCAAAGGGTAATGGTTTGAGATTCCGTTGTGGCCTGGCTGACATCTTCAATACCATCAACGAAAACTGTTGTTCTGATAAGGATACGGAAAGGGATGCCCTTTTGCCAGGTGGTGTTTGCACGGAGTTCATCCACCAGGCCAATCAGTGCCTGCATCTTGAGCCTTTCGATGGTATAGCGAGTCGGAATCATGGTTCGGGTCGTCTCGAGATAAAAATGCCGATTTTTCTCATTGTATCCGAGAGAATCGTTCGTAACATCCATTTTTGCAACAACGGTGTAGTCGCTCTGCGGGACATCGTTGAACGGCGTGAGAGAATCATTGAGAATCTGCATGCGAGCGTCGAACTCTTTGATGATGCGAGCCTTCTCTTTCTCATAAATCTCGTTTGCCTGTCGAACCTGCTCCCGATAGCACTTCACGCACTCTTCTTTCGTGTAGAAGATGTTGACGGAAGTGCCGGAGCAGCAGCGATACCCGGTGTTGTCCAATGGGGCAATGACGGTTGAAGAAATCTTACCCCGATTTACCGGCCGAAAATAGACCGGAGAATAATAGATGGCTTTGCTCGTTTCTTTTGCGTCCGTTACAACAACCGGGGTAGGTTTGATGTTACGAATCGGCTTTTTGGTCGGGTCCGCATTTGCGCGATAATCGCAAATCCAGACCATTTTGCCGAGGACGCTTTCAAGGTTCTCAACATAATCGTACATGCCGAGGTCATTGGTCTGGCGCGTAGGATTCTTTTCTCCAGAGCCCTTAATCATCAGCTTGACGGCATTTTTAGCGAGGTATTCATTCAGCTTCATGGTATTTTCCTTTCTTTCAACGAGCGTTTGTGAGTACGGCAACAACCAGCTCCTCGTAGTCTTCGATGGCACAGTAGATGTCAGCGAAACCATAGGCGTGGCCACGGTCGTAGGCTTTTTGCCAGAGGATGGTTGCAGCCTTTTTGGAAATGCTGCGTTTCGTTTCGGCTTTGATGTCTTCCTGAATTTGAAGTTCGATAGCTTCCGAGATGTGTTCGATTTCTGCATTCTGCGCCTTCTTCAGCCGAGAGCATTCCGCATCCCAGGCTTTTTGTCGGCGAACGACCTCTTCCCTGTTCCAGCGCACCGATTTCTCTTCGTCGATGATTTCACCGTCTTTCGGGCGTTTAGAGTTGGGCCTTGTTGGTCTTTTCCAAGCAGTTTCGAGTCGGTTGCCAAGATTTGTCCATACGTTATCCATTATAACACTCCTTTTTTTGTACGCAAAAAGGCGAACCTCCCGGTGTGGGAAGTCCGCCTTAAAGCGAAGTGTGAATTGTACGAGCACACAGTGTGCTTAGTAGATGGTATCTATCGTACAAGCTAAATTATACGGGTCTCGAACGAAAGCGCAAGATTATTCATTCATTGCTACAGTCACCAAACAGCAAATTATATGCTTTTTCGATTTCAGAATCAGACATGGCCTTCCCTTTTTCTTCAATGCTGTGCAGAATTAGAGTCTTGTCGCTCTCCTCATCCGGCACGAAGCCAAGAATCACATCCAGCTTGTTGCGATTCTCGTCCTGTGCAAGATACTCTTTGATTTCGGACCACTGCGCATCACGCTGGTTCAGAGCGTCAACGTTCTGGACACAGAACGGGTACTCACTTTGCGGCATAGCACCAGAAAGGTATTTGGTATCGTCGCAATACATCTTGATAAGCCGGACAATATAGTTCCGCTCTGCTTTGGTTCTTGCAGTCAGAATGTTGCTTGCGCTCTGGTACTTGTAGTTATCCCCAACAGCTTCCAACGACTCTGCAATCTGCCGGAAACTCAGCATTTCGTTTGTAGCCTTGTCATGCTGCGACACGGTGGAAGCATAGTATCCTTGTTCCGTTTCGTTTGCTTCTACCACGGCAGCGAGATTCGAGTCAATATGGATGAGCCGTTCACTGTTATCCCCTTGCGCACGAATTGTGTTGTTCACTTTCGCAATCCAACTGTCAGTTTCCGTAGCATCATCGCCCGCATAGAGGTAGGTTACAATATCCGGGTTAGTAGGGTTCGGAAGCTCCGCACAAGCCAAGGTCAGATTCCGTCCGTATTCTTTTGCCTGGAGATACATGTTCGGATAATCGTCTTGTATTGTCTGAGCGATTGCCTCAACCTCGGCCTCGTCTTTTTCAATGACAAGACCGACAGTGGCTACCTGCTCTTCAATGTTGAGCTGCTTCAAAATATCCTCGAGGTCGAATACAATAGCTTCTTTGTTGTTTGTATAGAATCGGATTTTCATAGATTTTCCTCCTGGCAACAATAAAAATGGCAGGCCCTCGGTTGGAAGGTCTGCCAAAAAACAGTTTGAGAATTGCAAAAAAGGTCATTATGCGGCTTTGATTGCTGCGTTAATCACCGTATACGCAATATCCAGAAGCCGAAACGCAAGGACTTCAAAAGATAATGCTACCAGCAAAAAGCAAAACACAAATTTTTGTTTGTTCTCACCCTGGAAATAGTACATTCCAAAGCAGGACGCGATGAGAACGCAGAGAAACACAACGACCCAAATAATATCAGCCATTGTCCTGATTTTGATTCTGCTGAGTTGGCGGGGTCTGAACCTCAGCAGGGGCATTCGGAGTTTGATACTGAACATTTTGGCTCGGCTCTTTGGGAGTTTCGGGGGCCTGGTACTGAACAGTACTGGGGTTGTTCTGCTGTTCGGCTTTCTTTTCCTCATATTTGGTCTTGAGCTGAGAATAGGAATAGCCATCCTGCGGGATACCGTGGTACTGATAATGACCGAAAGCCAAAATCATGTTGAACACCGGATTCAGAAGGCAAAGACCAATCGTGAAACCAATACCTTCACCGAACGCAACAGCTTTCTTGTAGTTGGTGATAGCACCGATGATGAGAGCAACAACCAGGAACAGATTGCCGAGCAGCGGGATACCGGACAAAAGGCTCAGCAAGACCGGAATCAGAAACAACCAGCCGTTCCCCCAGTAAATGTTGAATTCGATGTAGTTGCTGTAGAACGGGACGATGGATGCCCAGCCAGGCTGCCCGGCTTTCTCGAAAATCTTCCAGTTTGCAACAATTTTGAGTACAAAATACGCCACTACCAAAAGAATCACCGTGTAGAGCATTCCGCCCAATAGATTAAGAGCGCTGTAAGAATTATACATTTTATATCCTCCTCTTTCGGCATATGAAGCCGGATTATTCCTTCACTAAGTTCTTTGCCTGTCGCTGCCGCTCTGCAAGTTCTTTGCCGCGTCTGACCAGTTCCGCATATTGCTCTTCGGTCAGCTTGCGAGGCGGCTTGATTTTGACCCATTTCTTGGGCATATCTGCCTCCATACACCAGCCCTCATCCCGCGTGATTTTAACAGCATCAGGGTACTCTTTGGCAAGCTCTTTTAGCTGTTCCATACGAGCTTTGTTGCAGGTGTAGTAGGATGCTTTTTTCTCCGCGTCATTGAATGTGATGATGGTTTCGCGTTCCCAGGGTCCATCAGATGCCTGCGTGGCCACTTTTTTATCGGGCATGATTTTTCTCACCTCAATCGAATAAAATTGCCGACATAGCAGGCCCTTCGCAGATATACCCGCTCGCCTCGGCCCATTTCGGCGTCATGAGCTTGCCATTTGCTTTCACAAGCACCATCTTCCGAGCAGAGGTATTCAGGAATTCCGCCGGAGCCCAGTTATTTCGCACAACGACGACAGCATCGTCGTCCGCGTTCTCAAGCATATGCTTCAGCTCTTTTACCGTCACCGTGTCACCTCCCGTTCAACACATCATCCAGTGCCTGCAAGAAAACTCTGGATTCCTCATTGATTCCGCCGCGACACAGAACTTTCGCAATATCATCAAATCCTACCAGGTACATGTTTTCTTCGCCCATGTACCCCTGCGGCCAGGGAACCGCATAGTAGTTGTGCGGAAAAGAACTTGTGTCATAGCCGACCACAATATATTTCTGGTCTGCAACATTTTTCACCGTCAGGATAGTCCCAAGCGGTAATGCGTCTTTCATGGAATGAGTAGTTGCAGGCATGATTCTCTGAATTTTCAAAACAGCACCTCCCTAATTTTCATTTTATGAGACTCGCACATTTGTGCAACAAAACTAAAAAACAAAAAAAGCGGCCGCTCCAAAAGGAACGACCGCAAAGATACGAGTCAGATATTATTCATGGGAATCAGCTTTCCTGAAATCAGAAAGTTGATTCTCAGTGGAACACTGTACTGATGAGGTTTCCGTACGATGATTTACAAAAATATCTGAGGTCGCAAACGCATTGCCATAATCCATAAATTTTGTGCGCAGGGTACACCGTCTATAGTCGCTTGCGACTTAGGCGGCGAAGAATGCGCTGACTAAGAGTATATTTGAGGTACACTCAGTAAATGCAAATACCCTATGTCTCCTTTCTTGAGTTTTTAAGATACTTTATCCCACGCAGAGCGCATGGGGCTTATCGTTTTAATAATTTTCAACTTTTTAAGGCTTACGGATTTTTTACCACTTTTTGATGGGGTTTTGAATTTTACGTTTACAGAACCATTCTTTTTGGTATGAGTGCCATGGACAGTAAGAATTTCCCCGTTGAGAGAAACCAAATCACCGGGATTGAGGGCTACTTTCTTGCGACGTAGCGCACGATAGCCTTTACGAATCCTTTTTCCACGGTATTTGTGCAAATTTTCAGAATCCTTTTTATGGTTACGGTTAATTCTGCCGTTGAAGAGCTCTTTGCCACTTGCCACTTCACCAGTGCGAATGTTAATATACCGCGAGTCGTAAAACTTTTCGAGAATGCGGTTATTGCGTTTCATCTTTTCATAATGTTCAAATGCGCAGCGGTCAACTGGATGAAAGCTTCCCATTGCATACGCATCGTTGTTATGACTCTTTTCAAGATGAAGGGCAATTCGCTTTTCCTTGGTCATCGCGCCATAAGTGAATGTGACGAACGGCTTTCCAAAAGCAGCGTAAAGTTCATTAACGATTTGCCAGCGCACAGTGTTCATAAATGCTGCACCAGAAAGGTTGGCGAACTTTATATCTTCACCGAATCCGTAGAGCTTGCCACCTTTTTGATGGTTAGCTGGCGTATGGCACTTCTCGCATACGGTTACAAGCTCGCTGAGACTATTGCCATGGCGGCCCTTCCAATAAAACATGTGATGCACGTGCAAAATTGCACCTTCATTAGCTTTGCGTCCACAAACCTGGCAAGTGTAGTTATCCCGATAGAATACCGCCTCCCGCAAAGTTGCCAACTTGTAGCGGGGGCCTTTTTGATAACCTGCACCTTCTGGTGTGGTTTTGCCTTCCTCGATTGCTTTTACGAGCATTGTGTCAAAAGAACCAACCTCAACAATTGCATGCGTAACAGGCATTACTTCGCAATACATCTTAACAACGTTGACATTGAGTTCTTTCTTATGCCTCAAAGATGGAGCAAGCCAACCCTCGCCGCGTTTGCGATTATCGAAACGCGGTTTACGGTAACGCAGTCTGTTTCTGCGGGTGCGGCGCATTCTACGACAATCATCGTGGCAGTCTTTCTCATCCTGTAATGTATCATACTGGGCAGACACATATTCGTGAGATTCGCTTTTCACACTGATGCCGATGTAGTTGTATCCAACATCCTCGCAGATTTCGATAGGCTGCGTGTTTGTTTTGCTGTCATACAGTAACTGAATAGTAAATGGATGATGCTTAACAATTTTTGCTTTTCCGTCTTTCAGAAGATGGCGCACCTTGCCAAGACGGATAGTCGGCATCAGGCGTTCGCCATTCTTACTGAGAACACAAACACAAGTGCTCATGCAAGGCACTCCTTTCGTAAATAATGAATCAATAAGTCAGGGCTTGCGCCCTGTGGTCCACATCGCCAATGTTGTTGTACTGTTTTACCTTTCGGTATGATGTTTGCACGTCTCCTACCCTCAGAGATTTTTAACAAACATCCGCAGAGCTCACCACTTGTGGAGCATGAGTAAGGTGCCTATATTATTAGTACACAACGTAGTTTCCTGCCGCCGGAGCAGCAGACTTAGGCTAATTAACCGGGCTTACGGGTTGCCCCGCAAGCCCCGTCTATAACCAGCGGACTGGTTAAGGCGGGGGTGTTGACGCAAACCAATCCGATTCATCCTTGCCCTGCTCACCATAAAGATGAATAACAGGTGCCGGAATAATCAAAGCACGATACTCGTGCGTTTTGCGCTGTTGTACAGCTTGTACTTGTAAGTTTTAACAACCATGCGCATAAATAGCGTCCTCCTTTCATTTGAGCTCTACTATTCATGATAGGCAATTCGCAAGCTCGGGCAACAAAAAAGCTGCCTATCCGAAGATAGACAGCAACTATTTTTTACTTAGACACCTTTCACCCCACGGTTGAAACCGTGGGCTTTCCCGGCCTTCATTTTGTAAAAGTCAGGAACTATGGCTTACTTTTCCTCCTTTTTCTTGTCGGCGTTCAGAATCTTTTCCAGAACGTCGTTATAAAAATCGTCAAGGAACAGACCGGTTTCTTCATCCGCTTCCGGAGCAGTGAAAACACCGTCTCCTTCAGCTGAATCCTGTACAGCGTCGAAGACACCGATTGCGCCCCGAAGTTCATCGGCCAGAAGGTCATAGCCGAGGTCCTTCACTTTTGCCGACAAGTCAATCAGCAGCATTTTCTGCCGAAAGAACTCGTTCATATCCAAGCCAATGTAGGGTTTTGCTGCGGTATTGCTTTTCTGAGACTTTACTTTGAAAATACCCCAGTCAAAATTGCTGTCTGCGCCGTACATATACCCGGATGCGAGGCAGAAGCCTTCAGCAGCACTGTCCTCAACGTTGATACCAACTTCATAATCGCTGCCGGAATCTTCATCCAGGTTAATCGCAGAGCCTGTTGCCTTTTCGTACTCTGCCTCAATGTCAGCTTTCATGGCTGCCAGCAGGGCGTTGAAATCGGTGTTCTGGGAAAGCAGATTCATGTTTTCGCCTTCCTGGTTTTTAATGAGAATGTACATAGTATTTACCTCCTAACAATCAAATCATGCTATCAGACAATTTGTCGATAGCTGCCGTGATGGCTTCGTTTTCCATCTGAGTAATACGCTCAAACAGATGAGACCAGTCGATGGCATCATAGACACGCTTGACAAACGCATCATAGGTGCCACCGGCCTTCATCATTTCAATTTCAGACTCATAGCAGCCGGACTCCTCAAGCATGAACTTGATATCGTCGGTTGGGTTGATTTGTATTGTTGCTTCGTACTCATTCATTTTAATTATTTCCTTTCTTTTATACGCAAAAAGGCGAACCACCCAAATGGGAAGTTCGCCTAAAGCGCATTGTTAAGTGTGCGAAGAGCAGGGTGCCTTTTCGATAACTGTTATCTATCGTACATTTTTGATTATAGGCCGTTCGCATAAATCCGCAACAAAAAACCGCCACCCAAATGGGCAGCGGTAATGAAAAATTAAATTTCAGCGCAGAACATCGCGAGTTTCTGCCACAGCAAATAGGTGCTGTATCTCATGCGTACCTTTTCAGGAACACCAGTAACCAAACACCATTTGTGAGCAGTGGCTTTGATGCGGGGAATCTGCCTCTGTTCGGCTTCGGTAAACGTCTTGCTGTATAGTCTGCGACGGCGTCCGGAATTCCAAAAGGCTCCTTCCATCGTTTCGCAAATCAGAGCGTACGCCAAATAGCTTTGGGCTTCTTCGTGAGTCAATGTAACCATCGTTTTCATGGCTGTCACCCTGCCTTTCTCTCATTGCGAGCCATGTGCAATGCATAATCAAGAGCATCGGGGTCATCGGCCAAGAATTTGGCTTCCCGAATCGTACCAAACTTCGGGTGCTTCACGATTGGATATTTATCAAAGACTTCCCGTTCCTGAATGAGCGTGCCATTCTTGTATATTACCTCAACGTTATGGGACGGAACCGCGTAATGACGGATGCGGTCACATTCGCCCTTATAGTTGATAGGAGTGATACAGCCGATAGGCTTTCTCTCTTCCATCCCTGTAACGGTGACTAGAAAAGCTTTAATGGTTCGAGCTTCGTCTTCCATATTTTCATCGTAGTACTTGAATGTATTGAACATCGAAGTACCTACTTTGTAAGCATCTTCTTCGAGACAAAGATACGTTCCGTTGTAACGGCAGAACCAGAGCATTGGCACTGCTTTTCCAGTTTCCTGTGCTTCTTTTGCATAGCGCTTGAAAATCTTTATGTCCAGCTTGAAATCCTCGGTGTAATGCTTCACCGTGCTTTTCACGATGAGTTTCAGGAAATCACAGATGGAAATAGCGGTCATAGTCATATTGGAAGTCATAATAAAATCTCCTTTTTAGTCAACCATAACTTTAGAAATATTCATGTCATAGCGGTTGAATTTAGAAATATAGTCAAAAATGGTATTTACTTGAGCTTTTGTTGCGGTTTTGGTCTCATCCATATCGAGGAATGTATTGCCCATCGAAGGATTACGAATGGCAATCCAACCGCGTTTATATAGGAAATCGAGACCCTTGCCGCTCCAGTCATACGCCATATTGAGAACTTCATAGTCAGAAAGACCAAACGCTTCTCGATTGCGCATGATGATGCGGCCAGCCAGGGCAGCGTGCTCGCCAAACTCGCAGGCATACCAGGTGCCATCGGGAGCAATCAGACCATATTCGGTCAGCTGATGCTGAATGGGTCTATTACTGATATAGCTGTTGTACAGTCGCTGACGGCGTTCAACGGATGTGCCTTTCATGTTTGCTTCAATCCAAGAGGCAAGCTTGGTCCAAAAATCGGTTTTGTAGAATTCCGGGTTGGATTCCTGCTCAGGAAGCGGTTCTCCATTGAATTCTGCAACAAGGTCTGGGTGGGTAAAAAGCCATGCACCGTTGTTGAATGCATCAGAATAACCCGTTTTCCCATAGAGGAAGCACTTGATACCGTCATAGCTGCAATCGATATAATGATGTTTTGCATTGGTGCAGAGCGTTTCATAGCTATCAGTCATAGCAAAGCGGTCAACATAATTGGGCGGATGTGCAATCATATCCTCACGAATTTGATTGACCAGCATCTTGTGTTGAAGCTCCTCAACCTTCTGCCCGAGGGAACGAACATGAACATTGTCATCGACAAGTTCAAACTCATTGACACCAACAAGTTTTTTCCGGCCTTCGATAATGTCCTGGCAAACATGCCTTTTTTCTTCCTCGTTGCCACCCATCATGCAGGAGAGCAGCAGCTCCTCACACTTTTTATACGGCTTGTCCATCTTCCAGAACCAGTCACGTGCAATGGCGGTGAGGAACTCACCATCCATACTGAAATGTAGTTGTTCACCCATGTTGGGTAACCTCCCCAATTGTTATGTGTTGTTCTCGACAAAGTCTTCGCATTCCTCGCTGGTCAAAACCACGCCAAAATAGGCAACACGCTTGACGGTGGTTTCCCACACGCGAACGGTGCGTGCCATTGGCTGAACGACCCAGGAATGACAGCGCCAGAGCCCGTCTTCGGAAAGAGCATAGCCCGTTGCAATAAAGCACCGGTCTTTGTTTTTATACCAAAGCCGTGCAGAATTGTAATGGCACTGGCAATCCTGGCCTTTCCTCATATAGCTGCTGCCATAAAAGAATTGGCCGCGTTTGAGGATTTTTGGGGCGTCTTCGTCAAATTCCGTCATGCAGACTTCATCCCCGCCAAATGTGAGGATTTTGTCATGCAGCTTCTTCATAGCATCGAGCGTTTGAGTATCGAAACCAGAAGAGGTGTTGTAAATCTGGCTTTTGGTAAGCCGCATTTTCCAATCCTCGTTCATTGGGTTCCAATGAATTGGTGCGGACATCTGGTCAGGGGTCGTAATAGGTTTCAGACTGTTCCAGCCTTTCGCGCTCATTCCAACCCCTCCTCACGAGAACGCAAGCAACTCAGAATCTTTGAGTGCAGTTGATAGCGATTATCGCCGCTTGGCACGGAGTTACCGAGGTTTTTGGATACGAGAAGTTCGTCGAACGCCTTCAAAATTTTAGAAGTAATGACCGGCTTTCCCTGCGCACTCATGTGACTCAGCCAGAACTCGACATCCTCAACGAGATGCCAATATTCCATGCCGTACAGCATCGCGCCGCTTTCATTGTCTTTCCGTTCCCGCTCCTCATCTGCATCATCGCAAACGATGCAAATACCGTTTTCGTCGAGATAGTTCTCGAAGAAGTCGCAGATATCGAAGGCAACAGAACGGATATCGGAATTTACCTTCACCTCAGGTTCATGCTGGACGGCTTCAACTTTGTACTCGATACTGTTGTGACGAAGTGACTCTTCGATACCATCAAAAACGATGTCCGCGTAGTCTTTATCATCCCGACACGCTTCGAAAATGTTTTTGATGGATTCGATTGCCTCTTTGGAATCGGAGCTTCCCTCAACAGAGAACTCCAAAGGAACTAAGGCAACAACTTTGTATTTATTCTTCATGATTTTTTCTCCTTAGTTTAACAGGATGCCGCAGCATTTGTTCAAGGCAAGTACGCTTGCAGCGAGAACAGCAACCTTCTCAAAGGTAATGCTCTCCGCAATTGCACAGCCACTCATAACAATGAGCAGAACAGCTGCCACAGCAGATACTATTACTATCTGACTCTTGATGCCGGTTTTCATGAGCTTTTTCTCTTTCTGTTTATGCCCTTATCGGAGCATATCAATGATTTTTCCAACCAACTCATCATTGGTCACGAACTGATTACGTCCTTTTGCACCGAGCGATACAGAGGAGTAATCTTTCATACTGGCGGCATAGCGAACCAGGTTCTTGTCAGACAAGGGCTGATAGCAACTCTTTTCGGTGCTGACGTAAACGCACTTATTGTTGAGAACGTTCTGAATGTGGCCTGAGCAGCCAACACGCTTACCGTTGATGATGATGTTGTGTAGGTTATGGGTTAGCATAAGGTCTTTGCTTTCGGTTTCTTTTACCTTTAACTGGTTCAAGAGTTTTCGGGACAGATAAACGGTTGTTTTCATTGTGATTTCCTCCTAATTCAAATGAAGTATTTGTAAGCGGCAGTTAAGCGTTTGCGGTACAGGTCTAACGTGGTCAGCCCTCCTGCATAGACTTTGCGGGAAGAGATTATCACGTTGGTTCCTGCTTCCATATGGGAGAAGAACATCGAAAGGCAATCTTCCAGGCTGTCGCTTGTAGTAAGAGTTTCGTACACCGGATATGAGTATTTGGCGGCCTTGCTGTATGTGCTATTGAGCTCATACACGAAGAACATCACCTGTCCCGTAACGGTGTTGGTGTCATAGCCATTGCCATAACACCAGTTGAAAAGGTCTGTCTTTCGGCTATAAGTCCATTGCAGGAGTCCATAGCCGCCATCCGAAGGGTTTTCGGCTGAAGCGTTAAGACCACTCTCCATCGACATGCAGCCCATCACTGCGGCAGTACCGGCCTTGGAAAGGCCAGCGGACCGCAGAGCTGTGTAGATTTCAAGCTCATTGTCGTTGAGATTATCTGGGATTGTCTCGGGTTTCGGTTTGGCTTCTTCGATGGCTGCTTCTGCGGTCTCAATCCGTGGTTCCGGTTCTGCAGCATCGGAAGATTCGACCTCAGCAGTTGTAATTTCCTCCTGTGCTTCTTCGGAAGTTTCCGTTATCGGGAACGCTTTATCGAGCTCATTCACCGTTTCAATGGGAGTGGAAAAAGCGATAGGTTCGGTTTTGGGAGCTATGTTTTCCTCTGCGTGTGCAGGAACAGAAAGCATAAAACCCATGCAGGCGATGATGGTAAAAATACACATCACCGCGACGACAACCAGGACATGCTTGTTCCGAAAAATGCTGTTATTATTCTTTTCGACTTTCATTTTGTGACTCCTTTTTTGTGTCTTTTCCTTGTAGCGGAAGATTGTGATTTGAGATTTGTGGTTTGTTTTTAATTCCTCCTTTTTCTGTAAACAAAAAAGGCAGGCCCATCATGAAGATGAGTCTGCCTTGAATGAGAACAGAATTATGAATTGTACGAGCACGCGGCGTGCCAAGTAGATGTTATCTGTCGTACAACTTTAATACTATGGAATTCGCAAGGATGTGCAAGAGCTTTTGATGTGCTTCTTTTTCAGGCTTCGTTAAGCCATTTCTGAGTGATATCCATGATTTGATTCTGAAATTCCGGGTCCGGCAAGGTTTTGCTGTCTGCCCAAATTGAGTTACGGACGATTGGGTAATTGTATACAACGCCGTCAACGATATAGGGCCAAAGCACCACTTCGCCGCCCACAAGCCAAAGTTTCTGGATTTTGACGGGTTTCTCGTATCTTGTGAGCCAGCATTCACTGGTCACGACAGAATCCGCCACATATTTCTGTGTTTCTTCCTCGGTCAAGAGATTCGGGTCTTCGTCCTTGATGTTGTACATTCGGACAATGAACGGTAACGGCATGTCCTTGGAGTATTTTTTGTTCTGACGCAGCTCAGCGAGCAGGAATTTTGAGACAAAATGCGCAATGCCGATGCTGGTCAGGCAGTCGTCAAGGGTATGCCCAAGACAAATTCTTGGGATTTCCTGGTCCTCCCCTTTCATCCGATTCGTAGGTATCTGTGGAATGACATCGTCCGGCAGGCATCCGGTGTCTGCCATGATATGATAAAGAATCACGGTTATTTCCTCCTGAAATAAAAAATAGCAGGCCCTCAAGAATTGAGAGTCTGCTTTGTTTGCACGATTTATTCTATCGTGCAGTAGATGTTTTGCTTGGTCCGCACATGCAGCCAGCCCCAACAGGCATCGTTCAGAACGTCTTGTCGTTGGGAACTTGCAGATACATCCAGGACTGTGGTGCTCGCTTAACGCCAAGCTCTCGCAGTGACATATCCATAGATTGGATGTCAGAGACGTTCCAACCATATAGAGTGCCAGACTTATTGCCGTATGCAATCAGCTCGTTTGCGGTAAGGCAGCTATCCTTGACGAATCGAGCGGTCTTTTCGGTTACTTTTGTGCCAATAGCATATGCCAGGAGTTCACGCAGACAGTCGAGCGTATCGATGTCTCGGCAAACAAATGCAGCAGTTACTTTTCCGGCACCACCATCAGCTTTTGTCTCGTAGCAAAACACCACAAAAGGATAGCTGATTTCCCACGGCATGGTTTTTCGGACCTCAATGGTCTTTTCTCCGCTCAGAATCTTTTCAAGCCATTGCTTTTTGATGCTGAGAAGCACCGCTTTGCTTGAATTGGTTTCGAGAGCATTATTGATATTTGGATTAAGCATTGTCATGCTCCTTTCACGTTTCTTACAATAACCGCATCGGCTTCGTTTTTGCTGTTGGTAAGAACCAAGGCCGGTTCAATCCAACGGACTCCGAGTCTTGTGCGGCCTTCCCCGACCCAGTAATGATGCCAGTGAGCGCGGCGCACATAAGGGCGAACGCTGTGACTGCTGCCACAATGGGAAAAGCTTTCGGCACAGGTTGCATTAGCAGAACGCATTTGCTGCTCAAAGCTTTTCCCGATAACGTAACCGACATCAAAAACAAAAATAGCGGCAGAACAGCAATGCTGCCCTACCGCATGAGTAATGGGTTGTGATTCATTTGTTTTTTTGGGAACGTTACCATTTATGGAACGGGTTCAAAAGTCCGGGACGGTATTCGTTATCGACATACATCTTGATGTCGTTATCGTCCAGGGCATCCAAAATGTTCATCCAGCATTCCGCTTCGACGCGCATTTCACCGTCCATTTTCAAGGCCCTGTCGCACTGAACTAAGTCTGCTCGAAAAGAGTTCACATAGAAGCAATCTTTTGCGGCAGCTGCGAACCTGGTGAAGCTGTTTTTGGTATTCGTCATGGTATTCATCCTTTCTAAAATAATTTTGTTTCTAATCAATACATACAAAAAAAGAAGCAGGCCCTCAAAAGAGAGTCTGCTTACAAGCATGACAGATTGTTAATGTTCAGTTAGGAGGTAAGTGATGGTATCTGTTATGCAATTATTATTTTAGGCGGTTCGCACATTCGTGCAAGTGGCTTTTTTAGCTTCGTCTGTTTTGTGGTGTGGCGCTGGTCCAACCTTTGGGCTTGGTTTTTTCAGAATCGTCACCTTTGAACATTTCGGATACTTTGCTGCCATCATCTTCAGCGTGGGCGATGTATTCAGCGGCAAGAATCTCATACTGGGCGCGGGTAATCCCGGTTTGTTCTGTAAAATTTATGAATTCATGTTCAAACGCCAGGCTGAGTGTTATCAGAACCCGATTAGCCAGTTCTTGCCGGAATTCATCAACGGTGCCATCAAATTTTATTGTGCGGTCGTCATCATCATCTGTGAAATCATCGGCCGCAGTATTGACGGCATCGCTAAAAAATGTAGTCATATCGTATGCCATATCGGAAGGGCTGATGTTAGGGCTACCATTCGCGTCTTTTTCGTTCAGTTTAACCTGGAGTAGCCCTTGTATGATGCTGTAGCGCATCAGAAGCACTGACATTGTTGATGTTGGCTCGAAATTTTCAATTTCTTTTTCAAGAATTTTCTGCTTGTTTGCGATTACTTTGTAGTTTGCTTTCATATGAATCTCCTTTAAGTGCCCATGACGCGTCTTACTGTTGCAATTTTTATCTCACGTTTCCCTTCCGGCAGCACAAAAGTTGGCTCAATCCAGCGGACTTCTAAGCGAGTTCGACCTTCTCCAACCCAGTAGTGGTGCCAATGAGCACGGCGGACATGTGGTCTGACCGTACGGCCTGTGCCAGTTGCTGTGGATTTCTGATATTCTGCACCGGAAACCAGCTGCATTTCAAAGCTCTTGCCGATTACAAAGCCCACATTGTAAGTTTTGACATTTACTTTTTTAGGAGTAGCACCGGGTTTGGAAACAAGGACGGGCCGCTTCTCTTTCGGGATTTTTACCTCTTTGATTTCTGCGTTTTTTGATGCAAGATAATAAGCGGCAGAGACCGCGATACGAAGATACGGCTCAATACCGGCGTTGAATTCTCGCTGCTTTTGCAGCTCTTCCTCGCTGAGAACGGCACCTGGTACGTTTGAAACCGTGGCGTCATTGACAGTTGCAGAATCAGTTCCGTTCTGAAATGCCTGCTCGCGAGCATCATTGTTGCGCCGATAAGATTCAATCAGCTTTTTGCCGTTGAGACACCACTGCATGCACTGGCAAAGTTCGATGTTATCGACATTCGGGTTCGCCTTAAAAGGAACAATCAGGAAGAGCGTATCCACATCATTTGGCCCGTGGGAAGCATCGAATTCAATGTGTACGAACATCGCATCATGATGAGAGCCAGTGGGCAGATTCATGACAAAATCTCTGTATGGCAACCGCATCATAATGTCAGAATAAATAGGTGCGTCCTCAGTCTCAGCCAATGTTCTGAGAAACTCCGGCGCAAAATTATATACGGTTTTTGCTGCACGCCAATAGTTTGCAACGTATGCCATCGAGAACTGTGCGGCAAGCTCTCCATCCATCGCATTGGCAGCAATTTGACCATTTTGGATAAGGCGGTGCCCAAGCGGAATAAATTCACTTACATAGTAGTCATAGCCTTTATCCAGCAGCTTGTTGGCCCCAGAATTCGCAAGAAATTGACTGCTCTGCTCGGCATACCAGAGAGCACTGTTCACAATGATATTATCCACAATGCCACCTCACTGCCAGCATAATTTTATTGTTCCGTCAACAAAGAGAATCTGGCTGTACTTCTCACCGTCAAGAACGATGCAGCGGTCCTCTCCGTGTTTGTGAGCGCCGGTACAATACACAGTTTTGTTATTGATAGCCGGGATGGACGGTGCTTTTGCCAAAACCAGCTGACCGCGCATGGCGCAGATGTCGAGAAAAGAAATAATGTGGTCGCCCACCCTGGAAAACCTCCAATCTTGTTCACAGTGCTTTGATTTGGAAAGAGCCCTCGACATGCGGCAGCGGCTCGTTTGTCACTTTCAGAACGGAGCTATCTCGTTTCTCTGTCGTATATCGAATGGTTTTAAGAATCTCGTATGCCAGCTTGCTGTTGTAGGCAAGCCCTGCGTTGGAAATACCGAAGTTTCCGTTCCAGCCAATTCCCATCCTTTTGAGCTGCGGAATTAGAAGGTCACGGGCTTCGATGACGCCTGTTCCGTTCCAGCGTGCATCATGATACGCCTGAAAGTGCTGTTCATCGTTACCAGAAATATCGAGGGCTTCATAAATGACACCAAATTGACCCATTAGAATGCGAGAGTATGTATCCAACGCATTGGCAACGACTTTCCAGGAAGGAGTATCTAAGCCGATACTGTATTTATACGGAGCATCCTTTTCCGGCAGTTCCCGTGCATGATGCAGCATATCTTCCAGTATTTCGCTGCACTTGTCGGAATAGCTTTTAACAGGAGCCGTTACGTTGATAGCCGTCAGAGTAGCGCAAGCACTTGCAATGTCTGCCTCGCTTGCTCCATAAGCCTCTCCAACCTCTTTGCAGATAGAGGAAAAATCGTTGCTATAAAACGTTATCATGATGGCAAGAGCGTGCAGGATGAAAGAGTACTGCTTGCTCGTGAAATCAATGTACATACGGCAAAAATCCTTTCATTTTCTACACTTTAATTATACCGCGATTCGCAATTTCTCACAACGGAAAGCGTTAAATGGTAACAGTTTATACACATTCTTTTGCAATAGATGAATCAGTGGCAAATGAAGGCACTTTTGCTTCCTGGACAATTTTGTTGCTTTGCTGTATGATTAAAGTACAACAATTAGGGCAATACAAAAATCGATAACGGCGAGGTACTGACAAATGGACGCGACAATGCAGACGGTTCGCCGGCTCCATGAGCAAGGTATACCTAGAAGAACCATTGCCAAACGTGCAGGCATCTCATTGCAGAAAGTGCGCAAAATACTGATTACAGCCGGGGCATGGTCAGATGAAACATCAGAAAAAATCGGGCAGCTGCGTGCGAACGGTATGTCAGTTCCTGAAATTGCAGAAGAATTGGGTGTAAAAACCAATACTGTTTGGAGCTATTTGCCATACAGCAAAGGCATGTATAATCAAGAATATCCGACCATTAACGCCATTCGAGTCCGAAATTCGAAGCGAAAAGCAAAAGAAAAAGCCCTCACCTGCACGGATACCGCACAGAATGAGGGCAGTGGCGCTTGCTGAAGGATTCGAACCTTCGGACAGTCTCCCATCGTCGGTTTTCTGGACCGATTTCATCAACCACTCGAACAAGCAAGCAGATGGCGCAGAGGGTGAGATTCGAACTCACATGCCGCGATTTCCGCGACGGCAGCTTAGCAAGCTGCTGCCCTACCGTTAGGCGACCTCTGCATAATGCACCTTTTTGACATAACATAGGTGCTTGTATGACCCCTGGCAGACTCGAACTGCCGACTCCAGCTTGAGAGGCTGGCGACTTAGACCAACTTGTCGAAGGGGCCTTATGGTGTGTCGGACTGGATTCGAACCAGTGAACCGTAACGGAGCGGTTTTACAGACCGTTTGCTTTAACCACTTGCATACCGACACATAGAATGAGGTATAAAACCTCGATGGTGCTTCCGGCTGGATTCGAACCAGCTGCACGTGGCTCTTCAGACCACTGCTCTACCTGTTGAGCTACAGAAGCATGGTGACCCGTGTGGGTTTCGAACCCACAATAACCTCCGCCGTGAAAGGGCGGCAACTCTACCAATTCGTCCAACGGGCCATATATAGCCGCAATCCTGCGGCGAGGGTTTATGCGATGACAAGGATGTCATCAATTTTCGTATCGAGCATTGCTGCTAATATCACAAGGTTATCGATGGTGGGAAGCGCTGTTCCGGCTTGCCATTTAGCAACCGCCTGCGGAGATACACCGAGCATGTCTGCCACATCCTTCACCTTGATGCCTGCTGCCTTTCGCAGGGCCTTGATATTGGCACCTGTCTGCTGGATATCAATAGTAGGAACGTTCATTTTTCTTGCTGCCTTTCTGTATTGCAGGCAACAAAAAAGCTGCCTGCCGAAATCTCGACAAGCAGCTATGACATGCAGTTATCGCTTAGAAGACGCACCGCATCTGTACATGGTCTGTTTTTGCCTGTCGAGGAGTATGAGAAATAAAACTGCGTTCAAAGGACATGAACTCAGAATATTCGTAACTATACTCATACGACATGACATTAACAGTGTTGCACAGCATTTTGGGGTATCTCCTTTCGTTTCGTTCTGATATTATTATACCATGTTTTTGCACATCTGCAATCAACTTGTGGTTTAGTTTTTTGGTCTGTATACTCTCCAAAACAAAAAGCCGCCTCTTATGTGAGGACGGCTTTTCTTATTGTGGCAGGGGTAACACGACTCGAACATGCAACAAGCGGTTTTGGAGACCGCTGCTCTACCACTTGAGCTACACCCCTATATAGATACTCCAGCTGGGAGTCGAACCCAGAGTAAAACGGGACTTAAAGCCGCCGCGTTTGCCAGTTTCGCCACTGGAGCATATGGCGGGTTGTACAGGGTTTGAACCTGCGGCCCACGGATTAACGGTCCGTTGCTCTACCAGCTGAGCTAACAACCCATAAATGGCAGTTGTTGTACTGCCGGACATGGTACTCCCCGAGGGATTCGAACCCTCAAAACGGTGCGGTTTGAGCGCACTGTGTCTGCCAATTTCACCAGAGGAGCTTATGGCGGGCGTAGCAGGGTTTGAACCTGCGGCCCACGGATTAACGGTCCGCCGCTCTGCCTACTGAGCTATACACCCACAAAAGTGGCAGATAATGCTCTGCCGGGCATGGTGCGCTCGCGGGAAATCGAATCCCGAACACCCCGATTAAAAGTCGGGTACTCTACCGATTGAGTTACGAGCACTTGTCGCGCATCTTCCGTGCCTTGCTTATGGGAACACAGCTTTGAGGAATCTCACTTCCGATGCGCATGAAAGTGAGCGTTGGCCGAGAATGGTCGAGTCGAACAACCGTTGTCAGGGTGAAAGCCTGATGCCTTACCGTTTGGCGAATCCTCGAATATACATTATGTATAATAACATACACTTTAATAAGCCTGGCTGGAATTCACTCCAGCGGCATTAGAGTGACCTGATTCTGATTTTCTGCATCAAAAAAGCACCCATCAGGCGTTGTGCGTCTGACAGGTGCTCATATCGTGCAGAGTATGGAAAACAACCGATACTTGGATGATTTTATTCAACCATCACTGCACTATGATTTGCACAAACAGACAACACAAAACAGCCGAAGAGATTCCAATTGCTCCACAGCTTTTGCAATTTATTCTGTTTGTTCATCATAGCAGCAAACATCGTGCAATTTTCCTTTCATCAAATTCAGTGTCTATATTATACAATGTGTAGAATACAAAGTCAAGGCTTTTCATAAAAATAATAGCAGGCCCACGCTCATTGTTTGTCTAGCTTCCAAGCCACAATCCGCACTATCACATTCGAGAGCAATACGTCCTCATACGAGCACAGTACGCCTAAAGCGTTAGCCATTCTGGACTCGTAGTCAGCCAAAGCCAGGTCGATGGGCGCGTTGATTTCTGCAGAACCATCCGTTGTTTCCAGAACGGGAGTCCTCGTGCTTTTCCTTTTGACGCTCCAGTTGTTTGCCAGCAAGTAGTCGTACAGTGCATACGGATTAACTGCGCTTATACCTTCTCTCGATGACAGTATCGTATATGCCCGCTTGTATTTTCTGGTTCTTTCCAAGTCCCTTTTAGTTGGAGTGTGAGGGAGCCTGGTTAAGTCCATATTGCTGCGCAGGTCCGAGAGCTTTACTTTGACAGCAATCGAATTTTGCTGAATATACCAAAGATATTCAGCATACGATATACCCTTGCTATGGGTCAACGCACTCACAGCGTCAGCAACCTCTTTTGGAAACCCCGTTCTGATGTCTTCTATTGTGACGGACGTATCTTCGACCGTATCATGCAGAAATGCCACGGCCTCGGCTATTGGGTCACCTTTTACGCCTTCTGCTACAACCGTAACGTGCGCTTTGAAGTAGTCCTGCCCAGCCTTGTCTTTTTGCCCGGCATGAGCCTTAACAGCACAAGCTCTGGCTTTGGCAACCATCTCGATGTCAGACTGTTTTGTCATGGCGTTTCCTCTTAATCTGCTTTTTCTCTAGTATACATAATCCTATTCGATATAGCAATCTGTTGCCTTGTATTGCTCACAAAAACAAAAAAGCCGGGAAGTCCCGGCAAACATGGCGGCCAGAGTGGGATTCGAACCCACGGACGTTTGCGGCGTCGCTGGTTTTCAAGACCAGTTCCTTAAACCACTCGGACATCTGACCATAAAAGGATGGGGCGGGACCGAAATCCCGCCCCACAGCAAGGAGAAAGACTATCGATTACCGTTAGTTAGAGGATGGCAAATTAGTGGATGCCCAGGGAAGCGGCATAAGCAGCTTCACGAGCGGCAACCTGTGCCTGCAGAGCAGCGATGGAAGCGGCATAAGCGGCTTCACGCTTTTCAGCAGCAGCCTGAGCTTCAGAGGTAGAAGCGTACTGGGGTTCATTGCCAGCCAGAGTGCCAGCATAACCCTTGACGCCATCAGCGCCCTTGACAGTCAGGACTTCGTGACCACAATGGTCACAGACGTAAACGTTACCCTTGCGGGTCCAGTTGTGATAGCCACAGCTGGTGCAGACGGTGTACTCATTGCCCCAGGTGCCATTGGCAATAGCGGCGGCAATTTCACCGTGCTCAGAGACTTCAACGTTCTTGCGAGGAGCGGTCGGAGTAGTGGTGGTAGTACCGTTGCCCTTGTTGGAGCCGGTAGAAGTGTTGTCCTTACCGGTGTTGTCCTTATCGGGGGCCACTACGTCGCCCTTGTCATCGGGAGTGGTGGTGCCGCTGTCGCCCTTGTTGTCGCCCTTATCGTCGGGGTTGGTGACATCGCCCTTGTCATCGCCCTTGTTGTCATCCTTGCCGTCATCGGGAGTGGATGCAGAAGTGGCTTTCAGGGTCAGGACGTTGTCGTGGATGTCGTCGCCCAGGAAGTAGAACAGGCGGTCATGGTTCAGGCTCTTGCTGGATGCGGTGTAAGTATCACCGGAATCCGTGGTCCAGGCTTCAACGCTCTGACCATCAACGCTGCCGGGGAAAGTGGCGGTGTCAGTTTCGGTCAGCACAGTGTTGCCGTCAATCTGATAGTTGATGGTGATGGAACGCGGATTACCTTCGGCCGCATAGCAGGAAGTGATGCCGTCAGCGGTGAACCACTGGTCAACTGCATCGTACGGCAGAGTGTCGCCGGGATAGTAGTTGTAGGTGTAGCCGCCGTGGCCCTGCAGGGTAATCCAGTAACCGTAGTCATACTGGCTTGCCGGGAACGTCATAGAGCCGCCCGGAGCCAGGTCCTGGGAAGAACCGTTGCTGAAAGAGAAATGATAGGTGTCGCCGGTGGCTGCGAATGCTGCGACAGGCAGACAAGTTGCCATCATACCGGCTGCTGCAATCCCTGCGATTGCTTTGATGATTTTCTGATTACTCATGCTGTGTACTCCTTTGCTTTTTTGATTTTTTCGTCTATTTATCTGCATTTATTCAGATACCGGTTTGAAAGAAATCAGCCGCAGCTTTGCTGCGTTGCCCACCATCTGCCACGTGGAGGCTTTCTCATGGATGGTTGACGAAGCAGATATGTGCTTCGCCAGTGTCGCAACCGTCTTCGCCACTCGACACAATTTCGGTTTGAATTTATCCCCGTAAAATCGCATGTCCATGCTGCGCGGAGAGGATAAAATTCTTCGTGGTATGGTTTCGGAGTTCCGCGCCTGATTGGCCGTACTACACGCAATGCAGTACAATGCCCCAGATACCTTTGGCGAAAGGAAGCGAAAGGGTGTCTGGATGGAGAAGGGAGATGGCCTCGAACCATCGATACCCTGCTTTGCGGCAGGTGCTTTATCCAGCTAAGCTATCCCTCCATGATGGCGGGTCAAGCCCGCCAAATAGCGTTACGCAAACTGGAAGTCGCCGTACTGAGTCACGGCGCGTTCCAGGCGCAGAGGAATGGTTTTTGTGCTCTTCTGAGTGATGTCCTCGCGTGCTACCTGAGCTTCACTCACGCCAGCCGCCTGCAGGACTTCATACAGATTGGAAGGACCAGTACCAGCATAACCACATGTCAAGCCATTAACCTGAAGCGTGAAGCCGTGCAGATGCGGTGCCAAACCCGGTACGAAATCGAGCTCAACAATGACCTCGTCGCTCTTGTCGTTTACACGGTTGACAGCGATGGCGCGGATGTTCCGGTTGCCAAACATTTCAATCAGCTTTTTTGCTGCTGCAGCGGTTTCTATGGTAGTCGTACCTTCAACATTGATAATTGCCTGTTCCATAGAATTCATCTCCTTCCTATTATCGCTTAATTTGGTGATGGGGCTTGATGGCAGGTTCGAACTGCCGACCTGCGCGTTACGAATGCGCTGCTCTACCAACTGAGCTAATCGAGCACGATAGGGTGTTTTATGCTGGTCACCCCTTGAGCGAGAAGCCAACTCGCATCCAGCACCATTCGGCAACCACGCCGATAGATTCTGTATTGTACCCTCTTCACCGTTTTCCGGTCTTATTCGCGACTAACACCGGGACTTTCGAATACTTTCAGGCACAGCACCTGTTTGTCTATTATTTTTGAGGCTGTCTCATCGACATTCGGACTGCGGGCCACAAGTGGACCATGCTCACCAAGTTTAACGTCGTGGCGTACGGTGACTGCGACGTGTGGAGCAAGTAGCGGGGGTCGAACCCGCGTCTCCGCCTTGGAGGGGCGGAGTATTAGCTGTCTCTTATACACATCTGACGCTGCCGACGAAGAGGAT